ACCTTGCTCGGCAAGAACGTTGGAGATGCAGCAGAGTGCGAGTTGCATGGTGCTTACTCTGACACAAAATGTAACGGGGTCAAGAGATTTTTTTTGAATTAAATTCTTTTTGCTCGTACTTGCCGTCCTTGAAGAAAGCGAGAACTTTCGACATTTGATCTTCGTTGACGCACCAATTATTCACTTGGGTGTGCTTCTTGCAATACTTCAACTTATCAAATGTTTTTCTTGAGATTGAGCCTATGAATTCAACTGTAGTGTAATTTTTGTCGATTCTGGCGAGAACATAGATTTTAGGATTCTTTTTCTCGTATTCTTCAAAAGGAATTTTTAATTCAATATTCTTATGCGGCCAAGTCGCAGCCTTGATTTCAACACCATCAAAATCAATCTCATCACCAAGATCATAAATTTTAGTATCGATTTCTTGGTTAGTTAAAGCTGCGTAGGCGATCTCAGCAGAGATGCCAAGGATATGAGAGTAACCGCTTTCTCTGTTAATTTTAAATCGATCTTTATCTCGGAACGATTCATGTTTTGCGTTGTTGCGAGCATTGCCGAGTTTTTTAGCAAGTGCGCGCTCTTCCTCAGACAACTTATAAACATTATTAATCATTTAAACAGTAATGATTGTTTTGCTTACCGAGTCTCCGCATTGACCGCATTTAGGGCCAATTTCATGATAATCATATTGAAAATGCTCCATGATTCCTTCAAACGCCATATTATTATTAAGAATTTGCTCTTTCACCTTTGCCAGAACATGATCGATAATTTTTGCTTTTTCTTCCGAAGGAAGATCATTGTACCGTTTTCCGTCTACAGTAAAGTCATATGCGGTACAACCCTGAGTAATCTCAAATTTCATACTTATTTGCAGTTAAGTTGTTCTACTTTGAAGTAGCAACATATACCCCATCCCAATCTTTTGTCAAGCCTTTTTCACGAAGTTCCGCGATTCTTTCAATCATCATACTGTAATATTTTTTCAGTTCTGGATTATTCTTCTGGAGGCTTTCTGCCAAAGCAATTGCATTGTCCCACTTCTGAGTGCGGTAATCACAAAGGAATCCATCGTGCATTCTGTAAATATGTTTTATTTTATCTTCATCCATTGAGTTTTCAAGAACTGTGAATATCTTGACGCCTTCTTTTTTACCTTTAACCGCGATCAAATCCAACTCAAGTGTTTGATAATCATTCTTAATATGTTCGGCAGTTCTGGGGCCGATTATAATTCTAACTCCGTAAGGTTTGGACTGCCCTTCTAATCTAGAGGCGAGATTAACATGGTCGCCCAAGCAAGTATAATCAAAACGCTGTGTACTACCCATGTTACCAACGACAACGCTCCCAGTATTGATTCCGAGTCCCATGCCGAATGGCGGCACGCCTTCTTTTGAGATTTCTTCATTGAAAGAGTCGAGACGCTTGAGCATCTCTAATGCTGTCTTTACAGCATTTTTGGCGTGATTAGCGTCGTCAAGCGGAGCGTTCCAAAAAGCCATTTGTGCATCTCCAATGTATTTGTCTAAAGTGCCGTCATTTTTTAATATCGATTCGGTCATTGCAGTCATGTACCTATTCATGATCATAGTCAAGCCTTGAACGTTTTTACCGTAGTGTTCAGAGATTGTAGTGAAGCCGCGAACATCGGTAAACATAATCGAAAGCTCGCGTTCATCTCCACCTAGACGCAACAAACCTGGGTTTTTCTGCAACTTTTCTACGAGTGCTGGGGCAAGATAAGTGCCGAATTGTTTTTTAATTAATTGTTTTTGTTTGAACTCGCTAATGAATCTCAAGAAAGCGGAGATCATAAACAACACTGATACCGTAATAATTATCCAACTATAGTCGAATAATTGACCTTTGGCAAATGACATGAATCCGAATTTAACTGGAGCCGCAACTAATACTGCATAAAAAATCCCAGCTAACCAATAAGGTCCGCTAATAAGCATTAGTATTACGGCTAATCCTGCTAATGATCCATACAAAAGTTCATATAAATTAAATTGGCTGGGTCTTTCTAGTCTAGCGTCATCTGCTACCATTTGAGCTACAAACAACGGTATTTCGTAACCATATCTTATATTTACGGAGGTTGCAACAGTGTTTGATAACCCCTCTGCGGTAGGGGCAAGCATAACAACCTTGTCTTTTACCTTGCTCCAGTCTGCATCAGCAAATGATAAGGATGGGAATTCGTATTTAAAATTAATCCAGACGCGCCCATGCTCATCTGTTTTTATTGTTTTAAATTGGGGTATTCTAACTGCATCCACTCCAGCTTCATTGATTCTAGCTTGGTAGCTTGGATCGCCAGCCAAAACGCGCAGCATCTCAAGTGGTATAGTTGGATATAATTCTTTGTTTATTTGTACGATTAGGGGTAATCTTCTAACTACGCCATCAACTTCTGGTGCAGTTAGAAGCATTCCAACGCCAGCCGCAGCTTCACCTAATTGTTTTGTCGGTCCAATCGCCGCATTGTATTCAAATAACCAATCATTTATGTTCTCTCCTATTGTCGCAACTCCTCTTGGAACGGGTTGACCTTTTCCTTTATTTGCGGCAGACTGACTCAAGATTACAGGATAAGTTTTTAACACTTCTGTTAATTCGTCGTCGCCATTGAATCTATCTTTCTCTGCGAAGATAACTGGCAGCACAACAAGTTGCGCTTGGTTATCGAATGCTTTTTTGATTGCTTTTGCAATCGTTTGTCTTGGAAAGGGCCACTGACCTTCTTTGTCCAAAGTCTTTTCGTCTATCTCAACCACAACAATGTTTTCACTTATTTGCTTTGGTTGGGTTCGTTGATAATAATCAATAGTTTTGAGTCTAGCAGTCTCAATAAAAAATGGGTCGTTCACGCGCAGTGCAACAAGTCCCAGCAGAACTGCGAATGAAAACAAGAAAGAATATAATTTATATTTGCTCATTTTTGAGTAATGTTTACTTTTGATTTTTCTCCGAAATTTAATACATAAGGCTCACCGTTGACGTTGACGCTTACGTTGTCGCTGAGTCTAGCAGTATAGACTATTACGCTTTTTTCTGTTCGCAATTCAAGTGTGGCAGTTTTGCCATCGTTAGATTTAAATCCTTTGCTAACAGCTAAGTTTGTAGTTAAAGTTGCGGTGGGTTGCGCTATTGTAACTGCTGGGGTTGCAGGTTGAGTTGATTTTGCCACTGCTTCTTCCGCCGCAGCTTGCACAACTTGCGGCTGGATTGCATTAATATCCAGTTTAGTTTCTGGAACTTGAGTTGGCGTTTCAGTCTGTGTATTTTGTGCAACAACTGTTTCCGCTGGAGCTTCGCTAGGCTTTTCTACCTGAGCTACCTCTGTTTTAGTTTCTTTCTTTTTATTTGGCTCGTCATCTTTCTTTCCGTCATCAGTTTTCTCTTTTGTTTCCTTTTTGGTCACTTTACTGCCTTGGGTAACTGACTTGGGCGATTCAAGCAATATCATATTGTTGATCTTCGATTCGTCTTGGAAATTTAAAATGACGGGAGCGGTTGGAGCGTTAAAACTAGAGTTGACAAAGGTTGCCTGATATGGTTGTGTCATAACAACTTTACCAGCAGCATTTTCAACTTCAATAGAACCAACGACAGGCTTGATGCCAGATGCTAACGGAATGGACGGCAAAAGAACAATTAAACTCTTGCCGTCCTCCGATACTGTCATTGAAAAGTCTGTACCTCTAACCGAAACAACTGCGGTAGGAGTTTGGACTTTTATATTTTCTCTGCTATTCTTTGCTATTAGACCTGACGCATATCTAACTGTGCCAGATGTTGCTTTCATATTCAGTTTGCCTTTACCACTGGCGGGGTCATAGACAAACTCGTCTATCCTCAACTTGGAAAATTCTGTGATCTGAACTTTAGTATTGTCTTCAAAAGTAATGCCAGCGCGGCCTCGCAATGTTTCTATTACGTCGTTCATTTCGACGCCAACGCTGACTTTACCTTCGATTTTTTCGCTCTTTCTAGTTATTTGCGTCGGACCAGTTATTTCAGTAAGTTGACCAGAAGAGGCGAAGCAAGATAAAGCCGCTAATAAAAATATAGCGGCTATTTTCATTAATTAGTCGGAGGAACAATTGTCGCTGTTGTTTGTGCCGCTCCAGCTACACCATTTTGATTATTTGTATTTAACGTCATTAATGGTGAGTATGCTGTGGTGGTTTGAACAATGCGAACTGTATTGTTGCTACCAGTTAAATTATAATTAAAAAGTTGTTTCTCCAATCCAGCTTGGTAAATGGTCAAATCATTAGAACCACCTGTAATTGTAACAGTTTGTTCATGACCATCTTTAGCTGTTGAGCCACCGGCTACTAAACCGATCTGGGTAGATTTAATAGTATTTGAGCTACCAGTTACTTCATAATCAATATAATTATATTTGCCGTTCTCAATGCCGAATTTAAATACGTTTGAACTGCCAGTTACGTTGAACTTGAAGTCGCTGTAACTAACAGTAGCTTTTGTTGTATCCGAATCGGATGTATGGTCAACAGTCACATCTTTATTAAGCAGAAATGAATTATTGTTTCCATTAAACAGTAAATTCATATTGTTATTTGCGCCGCTCATAAAGATTTTTTGAGTATTTGTATTGCCATTGAATACTGAAACTAATTTTAGATTGTTGGCATCGATGATTGAGAAATCAGTTGTATTGTTGTTTCCCATTTGTCTCATTTCGAAAAGGATATTGTCTCCAGTGATGTTGCTGGGTGTTTGAGACGAACCTACTTTATTGAGAGATCCAACCTGTACAAAGGTTGTATTTCCCGAGGTTGTGATCTGGTTGACGTAAAGTTGGTTTTGCCCGAAAGCGAGGGAAACCAACGTTACAAACAACGCGATTAGTTTATTTTTCATTGTTTTGGGGTTGAGGTTTTAGTTTCCAAAGTTTACACTCTTGACCTTGTTTAATGATTTCTATTACTGCTTGTTCTATCGCACTTCTAACCGCAATAGTATTGGGTTCGTTTGCAGTGAAACCAAGCTCTGATTCCGCTGGAGTTACTCCATGTTCATAGAACTTAAACAAGTTGCCCGAAGCTGCCACACTGGAAATTGTTTTTGTAACTGCAACGCTCAGAATGATTTCGCCAGTTTGAACGCTGACAAATCGTAATGAAACAGTTACAACATCTTTGCGATATTGAGTGCTGCCAGATATACCAAGAAGGCTGGCACCGGCACCACCAGTTAAAATATTAGTATCGTAGCCAATTATTCCTCCTTCTGCAATTATGCCAGCAAATAACATCGGCATAAGTTTTTCTGCGTCTTTGCCTTGAAATGATTCTCTAGTTTGATTTATAAGTTGGCGTTCTCTTATAACATTATCTAGATTAGAGCGTTCCAAAACTTGGAACCATTTGCCATCTCCTGCAATTCGCAATGCATCTATCAGCCAACTTTCTGCACCCTGAGTTACGGCTGACGAAAAGGAAGCATAAGCATCAACTGTCTTGCGCTGTCCAGTTTTATCGGCAAACGCATAAACTGCGATTGTCATTCTGGGGTTATCTGGCGTAGGTAAATTTTTAAGCTGCTCCTCAAGCGGAGAAGTCTGCAATTTAGGTAAAGTTATGATATTTGGTCTCTCTGGCAGAGACGCACATCCAACTAAACTAAGCAATAAGAGGCTTGCCAGCCATCTCATTAAGGAGTTGGAGCTAAGACGCCAACAGGAACTTGTATTTGGGTTGTGTTTCCTGTGGCGGGGTCAACAATGAAAAGAGTAACCATATCTCCGTTTTTTTGCCATGTAACGGTTGCTCCTCCTTGTAAATTAATGATGCCAAAATTGGCGCCTCCAGCATTAAAAATTTGATCTGTAACTTGAGAGGCAAGTTGAGAGTAAATCCTTGCCTGTAAGTTATTTATAAAATTATTTAATGGTGTATTTTGGGCTAATATTTTTTCTTGCTCAAGTTCAGACTTAGCAATATCTTTTATTGACTGTTTTCTAGTTCTAGCTAGGTTTTCAATTGTAATAGCGTGACCAGAAAAGTTTACTCCATTGAATGCTGGAGACTTGAAAGAATGAACCATATCACTAGCACATAAGCTAGTGAAAAGCAAGCAGCTTTGTAATATACATGTGATAGTTTTCACAATATACATTACACAATTTATTTAATCGCTTTGATCGTCAAAATATTCCTCTAACTGCTCATCAGCAGAACGCCTTCTTCTTTTTGAAGAATGTAATCTATTGTTTTCGCAGTACTTGCAAGAACCATGATTCCTGCAAGTCCGATCAAACCTTTTTGATCCTTGATATGGTTTTCTTTTTTCCTTGCCGTGCTTTATTGCTTTTTCTAGGCTCATTTTTATTATTAATAAATTCCTCCATATTCTCAACAGTCATAATGTCGAGTTTGGTGGTAATGTGTTCATAAAAATCAGGAAAGTTTTCTTTTAGCATTATAAGATTATTCAAGGCAGACGCCATAGATGGTCGGCTAAAAGATTGATAAATAGCTTTAACTGCCGTTTCGTCTCCTTGCATTACAGCTTCTCTAAGAGTGGGAGATATAAAATAAGCCCAGAAGCAATCTGTTAAACTCTTTGCCATCATAGCGAGAGATAAGTCATACGCTTCTTGTTTCCCACAAAACACATCTATTGGAATATTCCACGAAGTTAAAGGCTTATCTTTATATGAAATATAAATCTTAATATTTTTATCAGTTATATTTTGCCAAATAACTTCGCCAAGAAATTGCTGACAAACAGAAAAGAAGTTTTGGATCTTCTCTTGGGACTCTGGGGATAACTGAGATAAAACATCACCTTTATTCGCCGCCCTCTTTGTCATCTCAATGATGGCCTTTTTAAAATTAGTCTTTGTGACCTTAAAGCCTACAATTGTTTCCATTTCAGATTTTACTTTCGTAATCTCTTCAAAAACTTTATCTTCCTGTTCTTTGATGGTCATCATAAACTATTAACTTCCTCAAGATGCGCTAAATGATGACGCTCTATTTTAAGAAGCCAGCCATCATAAGTAGCCCAATGTTCGCACTCAGAATCAAACATATCTTTTTGTTTGTTCCAAACGCTAAACGTTTGATCTTTGTAAAGAAAAACTTTTTGAGATTTTGCTCCATAATAATAATTATCGGCAATTACTTCAAACGTACATAATGGCTTATAATATTTCATAGAAATGATCTTAATTCAACTGCGCCTTTGCATAAATAAGATTCACCAGTATAATTATAATTTAGCCAGCCACGAAATACAATTCTATCTTCAAGATATTCAAACTCCGATACTTCCATCAAGATTGGCCTTTCTAAATCAAAAGAAGTTATCACAACAAAATTACGCAAGGCTTTATGACTTCCAATGTCAGAGATATAGGTTTTAGTAGTGTCAATACCCGTTTTTTGAGCGGATACGTTTGGGATAACGAATCGGGCTATAAATTTCATTTGATGAATTCTTTTATTTGATTGATTGCGGTAGTCTTTTCGTCCATCGCTTGAGAGAAGAATGTCTGTTGATACATCAGATTAGTTTGAAAGGCAAGAGAATTTGCATAATTATTTATACCATTTTTAAGTTTGCTATCGTCAACGATAACGCACTCTGGAATAACATAACCACACTGCTTGATTGTATTGGAGCAGTCGGCATCAAATAACATCACGACATCAGACATGAGAGATTCGTAAAAGCGGTTGGCAAGAAAAGCATAATGAGTATGAGTATGTTCATCTTCAATATAAATTGAATATTTAAATTTGCGCAAATCCTCATTGTTCTTTTGCCACTCAAGTTTTGGTATGTAGTTGCATTTGCAGCCAAGAGCTTCGAACTTCTTCCAATTCTTATTGGACGCAGAAAGAAATACTCCTTCAGTCAAAAACTTTTGAAATGAATCGGCGCGCCATTTACGATAAGTACCATAATAAATAACGCCATTCTTATTTGAAATGTCAACTGGCGTTCTAGTGTCGTCCATAATTAATGAATTTAAATTAACAGTAAGCCACTTGTTAATAAAGTCATTAAGTTTTTTACCAGCAATGTTCTTGTTTAAGATCCAATGACGATAACCTTCTCTGGGATTATTGCAAATCATATCATAACTCAATCCCATGTTCTGAATGCCCCAACGCAAAAGCTGATTATCTTCAACATCGTGATCGTTTACCAACCAGATGTAACGAGCCTTTGGGTTCTTTTCTAGAACTTGACGATAAGGAACGTGAGGCATATAAGGCGAAGCATAGCAGCAGATGATAACATCGTACTGTTTCTTTAATACCTCTGGCAAGAAGTATTCGCCGTCGAGAAGGTCTGCGCCCAAAGCCTTCTTCAAAATGAGACTATTGCGACAGTGAACAATAGATGTATCACTGTAGTCTTCTGCAAGAGGCTTTCGCTTACTGGTCGCTTCGATTATCAGAATGTTCATTGTCTAGTAATTTTAAATATTTAAGAAATTGGCGCTTTGCGTTTTCTTCACTTGAGTATGGTCCATAACAAATGTTTCTATTATCATTCCAGAAGTACCAGCCGTCGCCAGCCCAACCAAAACGCTCAAGATCAAATTCATAATAGAGTTTTTCGATAGAGTCGCACCAGCATTGGGATTTGCCGGGTCGTACAATATGCAAGCCACAATCTTCATTGAGGTTGCATTTGTACCAGATATTACCGAAACCATCATCTAATCTATTTGGATTTTTCGAATTCGCCTCGCTCATTTGAATAGAATATTTCTTTGAAAGCCACATCTTTCAACAGCTTTTCGCAGTATTTGCATGGCTTACCCATAGCAACCTTATCGTTTCTGTCAATACGAAATGTAACTAATGTATGTTTGGTGTGATCAATCTTGCCAGATTTGATTACCGCACAAGCCTCTGCGTGAAGTCCGCTACCATCAAAATAACCGTATTTTTGGTTGATTGGGTGCGATTTCTTGGAGTTCTTGCCAATCGAAACAATTTTATTCTTATTTAGAATAAATGCAAAGTGTCGGCAGCGAAGCTCAATATCGTCATAGATAATGAGATTTCTGGCAAGTTGAATTAGCCTTTCGAACTTCATTACCAGTAATGTGCCAGAGGTAAATAAAATGTCAAGACTTTTTGCGGCACACAGTCACAAATTCATCATTTTCTTCTAAGGTTTCATTGAAACCATAAATTTTTAAATATTTTAAATAGGCATCAATTTTTTTACGTTTTTTATATACCTTAACAAAAAACATTTTAAATCCGGTTGAGTCTAGACTTTTATAAACTTCATCGTAAAGAAGTTTAGTGTGAAGAACATCTGGGTCCGTTAGAACTAATTTTAATTCAGCGGAAACAGTTGTTTGAGGTTCAATTATAAATGCCGCGAATACATTACCAATCCTATTTCGAAAAACAAAGGAAAAATCCATATTTCTGCGTATTAGGTTGCTATTTTCATATAAAAATACTGTTGGAGCAGATTTGTCGGTTATACCAAAAGACGATTGAGCTAACACAGCAAGCCTCAATATCTGAGTTATATCGGTGGTTCTTACCTTATCAACGATAAATGAGTCTACTTTTATCTTGTTTTTTAAAGCCATGAGTGTAATATAATCTAAGGGTAAAAGGAAATGTCAAGGGCTTCTAATCAAAAAGTTAATGCGGAGCTTTTTTCGCTGGAACCAACAGCTTTGTTGGAGTTTTTTGTTATTTACTATGATTACATTAATAGACCTGACGATAAACTTTATGTTCATGGTGGCACCAACGGTATAGGAGGGTCGATTTATTGGCAAGGCGTTGAGTATCTGCCATTTCCAATACAAAGTTCGGGTTTTGAAAGTAAAGGAGATGGTACTTTACCAAGACCCAAATTGTCCATTTCTAATCAAGATTTCTTCGTTTCTAACTTAATTCGTCGTTATAGCAACTTAGTTGGGGCCAAAATAGTAAGAAAAAGAACTTTTGTTAAGTTTCTAGATAACCAAAATTTCTCTAATAATCAAAATCCATACGGTTCAGCAGACTCTACTGCTGGATTAGAAGATCAGGTGTTTTTTATTCTAAGAAGGTCGGCTGAAAGTAGAGCTTTGGTCGAATTTGAATTAGCTTCGCCACTTGAGTTAGAGAATGTCAATTTCCCAAAAAGAACAGTAATGGCAAGATATTGTTCTTTTCATTACAGAGGCAATGGATGTAGGTATATGGGACCGCCAGTTGCTGACGAAAACGATATGCGCCTTAGAAAAGCCTTAGATTTTAAAGCTGGGCTTTTGAAAAGATATTATACAAATGCTGGTGGAGTTACGCCAACAGCATCAACTTTTACAAGTATAATCACAAATGCTACATTTACTTCTGGGTCTGAATCTATCGCGTCAGCATTTAATGTTTCAAGCACTGTTAATTCTGCAAATGAATTTATAGGTTATTTTAAAGTTGACGTAGATCAAGCTGGTGTTTATGAATTTGGTCTTAATCCAGATGATGCTGCGGAACTGTGGATAAATGGGAAATTAATTGCTTTTGATTATGGCCCTGGACCTGCGAATGGAACTGTGCTTCCAAAAGGGACGCAAGGCTCAGTATCATTATCTGCGGGATATCATAGAATTTTCATAAGACATCGCGAGCATGAAGGACCAGGTTATGGTTTAAATGTTTATTATAAAGTGCCATCTGTTACCACTTCAAGTTGGGCAGTCATTCCTTTTTCTAGATTTTATTACGATTTGGGAGAACAAAATTTATTAACAACTTCTGAAAGATTTTTTAACTCTTGTCAAATTTCTTCTTGGGTAAGTTTAAACAACGATGCTTTAAATGACGGTTTAAATCGTGGTAGATGGCAAAATGGGGCAACTTATAAAGTTGGCGAATATGTTTACATTGAAAATACAAATATTAAAGTTGCTAAAAAAAATATAAACGAAAATCCTAATTGGAGTCCATTGTATAAATTTTATATTTGCGCCAAAACTCATGTCGCAACCGGAGCAAAACATCCCGCATTTAATAAAGAGCATTGGGCTGGAGATCAATGCTCTAAAACAATAGATGGATGCAGATTAAGATTTGGAAATCAAGATTATTTGCCATTCGGCGGCTTCCCTGGTACAGAAGAATATTCAATAAGCTCATAATATGCAATCTATAATTGATCACGCTAATACATCTGATAACGAAGTTTGTGGTTTTGTATTTGTCGATGGAGACGAATTAAAAACAGAACCGGCAAAGAATGTTGCAGTTTACAAAGATGATGTATTTGAAATTCATCCTTTAGAAATTTTAAGACAAATAAGAAGTGGCAAACTTGCCGCCATTTACCACACTCATCCAAAAACAGGCGAAGCCGAATCAAAGTTTGATATATTTAATTGCGAAAATTCTTGCATACCTTATGTTATTTATAGCAAAGAAACTAAAAAATTTAATCTGGTGCTCCCCAAGAAGCCTCATGTAAATAAAGAGTATATAGATATATTAAAGAAACAATATGACTAATGTATATTTATACGGCGAATTGCGAAATAAATTTGGTGAGGAATTTAGATTTAATATAAATTCTCCTAAAGAAGCTTTTCTTGCGATCAATTCAAACAGAAGGGGGTTTCTAGATGAAATAAAGAGACTAGCAATACAAGGAGTTCATTATAGAATAGTTGTCGATGATAATGTTATTCAGCATCCTAAAGAAATTGAAGTTCAAAAAGCTCCAAAAGAAATTCATATTGTACCAATTGTTTGGGGTGCAGGAAAAAATGGAGCTTTAATTGCAGTTGGATTAGCGTTGACCATCGCTACTGCTGGAGCAGCAGGATTTTTGGGCGCTGGATTTAGTAGCGTACTTGGAGGAATTGGATCGACTACAGTAATGGGCGCTGCTGGCGCAGGTTCATTTTCTGCATTAGGTACGGCTTTATTTAGCCTTGGCGTAGGTATAGCTTTACAAGGAGTAATGGGATTATTATTCCCACCACCTAAACCAGATTTCAATCAAGAAGTTCAAGCTGGTGGTAAGTCTTATTTATTTGGTAATAAACCATCTAATACGGCCCAAGGACAGGCGATCCCAGTTGGCTATGGCCGATTAAAGATCGGTCACTCTCAAATTAGTTCTAGTATCGACCATTACGCTTTAAATACTGATATTAAGCAATTGATGACTCCTGTTGATAAGCCAACTAATGATTATATTGAATTGATTGCAGAAAATGAAGCTGAATCGGCTGGATCAGTAGTAGATAAATTCTCTACGAATCAAGCTGTTGATATGGAAGATACGGTAACTTTTTGTTCCGTCAATGTTTTAAATTCTTATATAGATATAGTAACAAATAGTGCGTCGAAAGTTATTTCTAATCCAGTAGAAGTAGTCGTTAAAAGAAATAATGAGATTATTTCAAATCCAGATTTAACTACTTTTGACGAAGATGTTACTTATGAATGGGAGGAGTTAAGCAATGACAGTTCAAGAAAGAAAGTTTTTATAGAAAATCCATATGCAGTAAAATCTGGTTTGATTATGAGATCATACCATACTCCAGATTTTAAAGTACAATCAGATTTTGCGAACTTAAAAAGCAATGAAACTGGTTATTTCCAAAAATATTCTGTTGGAGATTTGGTTAAGTTCGGGCCTACGCAATTTTATAATTTAAAATTTGGAGTTTGGGATAGTGGGTATAATTATTTTAGTGGAGAATTGGTAAATTATCCAACAGGATCAGACACAAATACATACTTTCAAGCTATCGTTGCAGCAGGATTTTCGGGAGAATCGCCAACTGGAGATGGTTTAACAATTAATTCAGCATATTGGAGAAAAATTCTACCTCCAAATTTAGAGTATTTATATAAATGCACCGCACCAGTTTCCGGTCATTTGCCCACAACTGGAGAATTAGCTGGTGGTGCGCCTGTTGCTGAATCCGCATATTGGACTAGAGTAGAGAGTCCAACAACAACTGCGGAGATGGATACATTATTTAATGATTATCCAGCTTATAAAAATCAATCTGGGCCGTATATTGGTGAAGTTAGCGCATTAAATGAGCAGTCATTAAATGGTTCTAATTCTAATGTTGACAATTATGGTATGGAGTTAATTGGGTACTTCTATGTTCCAACAGTTGGTGGCGACGGTAAATCATTTGTGAAAGATGTATATGAAATTGGAACTGCTACTGGCCTATATGAAATTATAAAAATTGGAGATACTGGTCAATGGAGCGGATTAGGATTCACTGGTTTAAATGGTGCGGCTATAGTTCCTAGAGTTGGGTCTACATTTTATAAAAATTCAACCCAAGGAACAGGCAATGGCAGAGTAATGTTGGTGGGAGCATATGAATTTAAACTTGATTCAGATGATGCTTCAGATTTATATATAGATTCAACTTTGGCAAGCGCATATTATAGTGGGCATGGAATGTTTTCTGGTTTTGCGAATCCTCCTTGGGTTCAAAAACCATCTAATGCAGAAATTGCGGCTTTAAATTCTTCAACGACGACATTGTATTTGACAGCCGGTTATCACCGTTTATTAGCTAGAGTTCAAGATTTAAGAGGTAGCGAAGGAATCAGCATATATTATAGATACGACACAAATAGAGATGGTGTTTTTTCTGATTGGCAATCTGTTCCAAAAGAAAAATTATTTCACGGGTTTCCTGATCCAAGTACCCCCAAAAATCAAAAGTTTTCAGATATAGGTAAAAGAGTATTAGATGTGTCGTCAATGATTGCTGGTGAAGAATATAAAATACATTCATTAGATTCAACCAATTGGACTTCAATTGGCTCTCCGATAAATAATATCCAAAGCGTTTTTGTCAAAAACTCAACATCAGCAACTGGCACAGGAAAGGTCGTCGAAGATTTTATAACATACTCTGAAGAAAAATCTTCCGATTCTAATAGAATTGTGAGATTTATTGCGGAGCGCCCAGAATTGAGCGGAGCAAAATCAAGTGGATATTCTTCTTATAAGGCTAGATACAGATGTAAAGTTAATATAAATAATAAACAAACATTGTATTCTGCTCCCGTGAAAATAAACGTTCAATTCCTATCTACATCAACTACATTTAAAGGAATTGGCAACCCAGTTCTTTCTCAAAAAGTTCAGACCGCCTAATGAAAATTTTAAATCCATATAGATTTTATAAAGGCAAAGGCGGTGGAGATAAAGCGCCAATTCCAGCTTTAGTCGCTCCAGCCGATCAAACTTTGTTGAAGTCTATCTCTATTTCAGAGTCTGTTGATTTGCTTTGCGAAGGGCCAATTTATGGATTAGTTGATCAATTTGGCAAAAAAGTTTACGGTCTTGATATGTTAAAGGGAATTTATTTAAATAAAGTTCCTGTCATGAACTATGATGGAAAATATAATTTTAGAAGCGTAGTAATGGAAATAAACCTCGGAACTGAAAATCAAAAACCTTTGGAGAACTTCAAAAATGTTTATATATGGAAGCCAGCTAGTTTTAAATTACTAGGCCCAATAGTCGTTAATAATGCTGGAATAGCAGGATCTCCAGACCATAGACAAGATCCAAACAATGGTTCCATAAGAGATTTTACAGGTTGGGCAACTGGCTGGCCTACAGAAGCTAAAGATCCATTTGTATACACGCATCATATAAAAAATAAAGATGTCAAAAAAATTAGATTAAGTTTAATTATTGAATCTTTATTTGATACAGTTGATAAAGGTTCTGGTCCTGGGCAGCAAGGCAAAATGGGCATGAACAGATCAACAGATTTAAGAATATCTGTAACTTGTGGAGTTGAAGGCAGCAACAAAATAATTGTAAAAGAATATTCTATATTTGGAACAGTTACAAGCCCATATGCCTGTATGCTTGGAGAACCACTTGGTCAATTCAATTCAGCATCTTACGTTGGTTCTGCTTCTTCGACAGGTGGAGCCGTATTGAATACAAATTCAATAGTAGCTGGAAGTAGAGGCGCAAGATTAGTGGGAGTATCTGGGGATACAGTTTTAGCTGACGTTATAACCAAAGTACAAGAGGTCTAATATGCCATTACAAAAAACATATGAGGAGGTTATGGCTTCCCAAATTAATCCTAGAAATTATTCTGCGGTATTGCCTATTATATATAATTTAAGAAAGCGTGAAAAGAAAGACTATTTTCCATCCGCTCCAGAAAGAATTATTTATAGTCCTGGTGTAGTTGGAGATGGAGCAGCCGCAGTGTTCAATACAATATCTAATTCAAGTTGTGCAAGAGGTGGGACTATAACATTAAGTGGAACAGCTACTTATTTGTTAAGCGGAGGAGGCTCACACATTACTAAACCAGCAACAATGGTTGTTGCTCAGATTGATGTGGGTTTACAAAATGTAGATAAAAATTTAATTCCTTATCAAGTTTATGCAACTGGATCTGAAATTTCAGTAAATGGAGTTGGACAGTTTTCTTTTGTTATCCCAGCGGAGGTAACACAACAATTAAGTATTGGTACACACTATGTTTATATAGATGCTGCGTCTCCAGATAACGCTCCAGTAAGATTGTCTGCCAGTTCAACTCCAAGTGATCCAAGGGAAAAATTTTGGTACACAAGGACATTTACAATAACAGGTTAAAATTTATTATAATATAATGACTCCAAACGGCGACAATACAGAAGACGACACAATTGATACAAATATTGTTAGTCAAGCTGGGCTAATTACATCAAACGAACTTGTTCTTCCAGATTCGGAAAATGGAAGAGATAGATACATTACTATAGAAAAGAGAAGTCCAGAAACTATTTCACCTTTGGTAAAAAGAGATGTTTCATTAGATGGAATATATGAAGTTGTAGACAGAAACTTTTCTTATCCATTAACCGCGCATGTTGGATTAAAATTTGATTCTAGAACATTTAGCAGTATCCCAGAAAGACAGTATGATGTTAAAATGAAGAAGGTTAAAGTGCCTTCTAACTATTTTCCTCTTGGTGGTAATGGTTTAGATAGGAGATATGTTTTTGCAAATCCAGATTATCCTGCAAACCCAAATACTCTTGATGTTATATTCATGGTTGACCAAAACATGAATGAACGAAGCAGAAAATTATTAAGAAGAAATTTAAAAGAGTTTATCTTTAAACTTGTTTCTGGCTATACTAATGTAAGATTTTCTATATGGCAAACAGCAGCAAATAATACTAATTTCATTGTTAATGAAGCAACAAAAGAGACCATAAATAATTTTACATATTATTCTTCAAGTAACTTTTCTGAGATGGAGACGCCAGATTCTACCGGCGCAAATCAAACAAATTTAATTAAATTACTTGACGATGCCCTAGCAGCATCTCCTTTATCGCCTACAGTCGATCCTTCAGAAACAAGTATTGCGAATTTCTTTTTTAGAAAAACCCAATTTAGTATAACGGATGAAGTCGGTAAAAGTGGAGAAGAAGCTGTAACAGAAAAACTTTGGGTCAATACTGTTAGAAAGGTTATATATTTTTCTGGTCATATACCAGAAGTAATGGCTCCAGAAACTTATCAAATCTCATTGAACAGAGCGAGAGAGGCTGGAATTCAATTTTATTATCTCCACGCTGATCCTGATTTTTCTGGTACTAGAACTTTAAGGGAATTAGCTGAAGACACTGGAGGTGCAAAATTTAATCTCGCCAGCGATTCTGATATAAAGTTACAACAATTCTGCGATAGAAACTTTTATGATAGTAATAAAATTTATTACGGAGATTGGGATGGCACATTTAAATTAGCGTGGACAGATAATCCAGCTTGGATTTTATATGATATTGTTACTGATTATAATTATGGTCTTGGTAATTATATTGACAACAGTTCAATAGATAAATGGACTTTATATGATATTGGTAGATATTGTGACGCCGTAGATGATGATGGCAGATTTAGAGGCGTTCCTGATGGCAAGGGCGGTCTTGAGCCAAGATATACATGCAATATTATTTATTATAATAAAGACGAAGCATACAATATCCTTAAAGATGTTGCGGCAATATTTAAAGGAATTATATATTGGAACACTGAAGGTTTTTCATTCTTCGCTGACAAGAAAAAAGATCCAATCATTTATTTTGCCAATGTTAATGTTAAAGATGGAGCATTTGTATATACTGAAACAGCTAAAAACAAAAGATACACAAGTGTAGAAATAACTTACAACGATAAGTACGATGACTTTAAAACTAAAGTTGAATTCATTGAAGATGTCGATGGAATAAGAAATTTTGGTTTAAATCCATTTAAAGTTAATGCTGCTGGCTGCACTTCACGATCAGAAGCAAGACGAATTGGTAGATATATTATATGCAGTTCAATGTTTGAATCTGATACCGTTACATTTACTGCGGGATTAGAGGGCGCATATCTACAACCAGGAGATATTTTCGGAGTAAGCGATGAGGTAAGAAACGTAGGAAGATCGTTTGGAAGAATACTTGAAATAGATGAAAACGCTAAAACAATTAAAATTGATGGAGAATTCCATCCAGATTTAGCTTCTGGAATATATATTCATGTTCCATCTGGAAATTTTTCTGTTTCAGATTTAAATTCATTAACTGGAAGCGACGGAGGATTTACTGGAACGCTTGAGCAAATTAGAGCTAGAAGGCAAAGACAAACACGAAAATTTAATTTACATACTGTTGTTGATAATTCTTATGGGGCCACATTAACACTTACTGGTGATTTTCTATTGCAGTCAGTAGTAACTGACGTTTATCCAGTAGAGGGTAGAATATCTGGGGCGTCATATACTGGTCAAACTATTTTAACTGGAGAGGTTTACTATTTCCCAGAACATACTGTAGCAACCGGCAATCCTAAATGGGATTCATTAACATTCTCTAATGTATCTGGAGTTTTATCAGATTTGGAGATTGATATTAATTTTTCTGGTATCGATGGAACTGGTCAAGTAATCGGTTCTGAACCTAATTGGACTTGTTATATTTCTGGATCAAATGGTATAGTTAATGTAGATGGAGTTCAGAGAGGAACTACGGCATCAAACTTAACAGCCATAGCTTTAAATTCCGCTGGAGCTTTTGTTGCTCAAAGTTCAACTAGTGCATCTTTAGCGGATATAGGCTCATTTATAGAAGGAAGAAACAATGGAGAAGTGATTGTAATAGTATCTAATGGAAGTCCAATTGCTTGGCAGACAGCTGTACCATCTGTATTTGCATCTTATGCTGCTACAGAAATTTATAAATTAGGCGCTGATAGTGCTACTGCTGGTAGTTATTTAGCCGCTTTAATAAAAAATGATACAAGCGCCAATAATAGCAATTACAGAATACTTGAGCGTGCATCTAAAACTTCAAATGATACTGGAAGTTTAGTATTTACTTATAGAGATCTTCTTGCCTTTACAAGATTAAGACCATATTACACATTTGTTCAAGCTGACTTTGGTAATCGCGCCGAATCAAATTACGAAGAATGGCAATCTGGCAGAGAGTATGCAGTTGGTAATATTATCAAGTATAATTCAGAAACTTATATTTGCACAAAAGCTCATACAAAATCAGCTTTAGCATTTACTAGTGATTTTATTGATGGTAATGCCGCTCAGTCAAAATGGTCAAAAGGTAATTCTTTAGGATATTATACAGTTGGAATGCCAAAAGGATTTTACGGATCTGAAAAAATATATACAAATTCAGCATTAACATCTACCCATGTATCTAATGCTTTTAATGCTCTTGGTTTAAATGTTTATGTTGGAGGTGGGACTTTGGGCCAAAGTGATTTAAGATTACTTGCTCAAGAAAATGGAATTGGTTATAGCGGTTTGATATACGGAACTGGATATGAAAAAGGATTTTATAATCTAACTGTAGATACAACTCCTAAAAATCTTGATTTAATATCAGAAGGTTCTCTTTATGTTTTGAGTGGCTCTGGAATAGAACCGAAACTTTATAAAACTATTGCGACAAAAGAAGAAGAGGCTAATCAATATTCTGTTGTAGGAATAGAATATTTGCGCGACAAAGAAGAATTCATCGAAAAAGATATGATGGATACTTCGCCTAGCTATTATGTTCAAGGGCCATACGATGTAGTCGTCAAGCCAAATCCTCCATCTGGAATAGTTAGTGTAAGCGGATATGGAGGAACTGGAGTCCATATTATTTGGTCAGGCACAAGTAGCCCAATTGTAGGCTACAAGGTTTATGTCAGTAGACCAGATTATTCAACTCTTGGAGATGAATATGATTCTATAACTGATGCTTATACAGTAGCTTCTGGCATAACTACATTAACTGTTCCAATAAGCGGAGCTTATGGTCAGTATGATTTTGATGTTTATTCTCAAGGGGTTTTATATAAATTATTATCAATTGACGCTGCCCAAACTGGGGCAATCATATTGCCGAGTGCGACCTTAACTGGTCAAGGAGGTTATACTATAACTTCAACAATACCAAGTGGCTTTACAATTGATACTGCTGATAAAAATTCAGTTAATTATCAAATCGCTCATTTAGGAGGAGGACTTTATGCTGGAGCGGGAGTTGGCAACTTTACATCTGCGGATGTTACCTTCAGATGGAAATATATAGATCCTACTGGTGGGGTTATGTCAACCAAGGAACAAATTTTAGAAAATCCATTCGTTGATCTTCCTCAAAAAGTTACAGTTCAAATATTGGATAATGCTGGACAAATATTAAAACAAGAGGAAAATTATCAAGGTTTATCTTATACAGTAACTCAAAAAATGAATGGAGAGTTATTCAGTAGAGAAACTGAATCTGCAAAGAATGTAGAATACTCAAGATCACTTGGTTTAAGAGTAATAGTACAAGATAATACTAACCTAACTAAAACAGGTACATTTTATGCCCATAATCAATATCCATATTATAACAAGATTCAAGTAATTGATTCTTATCAAAACTCTCCGTATTATGTGCTTTCTGGCTACTATGGCCACAGCACATTTACTGGAATAGCATTATGGAATCCAGAAAACAATACTACTACAGGAACAATATCTGGATCTGGAGTTAGAGATTTAAATGGAGAATTAATTAGAAGTGAAGATGATTCTGTTCCATTAACATTTAGGGATATTTCTGGAGCATTTTTAACAGCAACTGGTTATAATGGAACTGGAATAACTTCTACGGCAGAGCGCGCTGGAGTAGGAATTAATTATAAAGGAACTGGAGAAGCTGATTATGAAGCCTATGTTTATGCTTATGAAGATTTAATCAAATACTATAATGATAATGTAGATAAGGCTACATCGATTGAGGATTGGGGACTAGAACATTTTACTGCTTATGGTAGTGGAGAGGGCAGAAAAGTTCCCTCTACTAAAGGAAATCCACTTGGAATTGCCAACCTCGAAACTATAACTGCTGCGAATACAACAGGATTTTCTGGTATTTCATTTACAGTTTTGCCAGAGGATGTTTCAAAAGGCCAAATTATATTTAACTGTTATAATACTACATCAAATAAAGATGTTTATAGCGTTGATGTATATACTGGACAAGGTTTTCCAGAAATTATTGATCATACTGGTATGGCTAATGGAAATTGGTATGAAATTATGAATGTCGGCTCCAGCGTAAATTGGAAAGCTATTGGATGCCCATCTCAAACACCTATTATTGGAACAGAATTCGAATACAATGGAACAGCAATAAACGGTAGCGATGCACAAGTAAAAAGAGTGTTTGAAGCTGATATTGTAGATCATACCAATCAATTTAATTATGTCAATCTCGACAAAACAAGAAGTTATGTAAATACAATTAGATTAGCAGAAGGTCTAGAAACTGGTAAATGGCACTATTTTAGATTTAGACCTTGGGATGATTTTGGTCCCGGTGATATTTCAAATGTCGTAAGTGGTTATCTTGAAATTGAACCTGTTGAAAGAATTAATCCAGTAGCAAATCGATTTGAAGTAGATGGGGGCAGAAATGAAGATCAAGATTCATTTAATATTCATACTAATTCTCTTGTAAATGGGGCTAACTATCAAATAGATGCTTTAGGCTCAAGCGTCAATTGGACTGCTATTGGTGCAGAATCAGCAACAATTGGAGTAAAATTTACATACAACGGCACAACAATAATAGGTAGTGGCGGAAAAGCAAAAAGAATAGAGTCTGAATATGAGCTTCCAGAAGATAAATTGAATTCTATTAATTTAATTACCCCAAGAACAGACTCCTCTATTGTTATGCCAGCAGATGTTGCAGAGGGCAACTCCGTTGTAATCGTGAACAGAGGATCATCTCATAATCTACATATATTGGATGCAGAAGGAAATGAGATCTCTATTATCAGACCAAATGAAAGAGCCGAGATATTCCGCGATCAAACGGAATGGCTCGACTCTAGAGGTTCTATACTGTCGCTTGAGTAATTAGAATTTAATATCAAACACTGATTCGTCAATCTTGCTATCTACGCCTTTAACGTAAGAAGAAATCTCAGTCTCCTGTGGGGCAACTTGAATCTTCTTGCTATCATAGAAGCTGTCTAACCATCCAGCAATAGGATTGCCCTTTGCGTTGTATAGCTTCTTATATCCCATAGAAGTAAGACGATTATCGGCAAGCCACTCGACATAATGCTTGAGCGAATCAGCGGTAAGACCTATCAAACTACCTTTTGAGAATAAATAATCGGCCCAATCTTTTTCTGCATCTACAGCCATGCGATAAGCCTCATAGATGCGATCTTCATTCTTCTTAAAGATATCTTGGAAGCCTTCCTTTGGTTGATCGCGGAGAATCTTCATGATGTTCTGAGTAATTGCAACGTGAAGGTTTTCGTCACGCGAAATTAAATTAATAATTTTAGCATTCCCTTCCATCTTTCCACGATATCCAAAGTAGAACGAACAAGCAAAAGAAACATAAAACGTTACGCCTTCAGTGATCTGAGTAGAAAGAAGCGCATCAAAGATTTGCTGCCTTGGATCATTACTCTTAGTATTAAGCAAGGCGTCGTATTTGTTGGAGATAAACTGCGCCCTCTTGACAATCTCCTTGTCATCCAAAATAGAGTCGAAGAACTTTGTGGCGTCAGGATGAACATTCTGCAAGATGTATGTATAACTATTGCTATGAATAGTTTCAAAGAATGACCAAACATTCATGCAGATCTCAAGTTCTGGATTGCTGACATAATCAGAAAGAGAGTTAATGCTACGGGAGAGCATCGAATCTGTCATTGTTTGAAACCGAAGATTGCTATCGAAAACGAACTTCTCTTCTGGAGATAGATTCTTATAATCAGCCGCATCCTTTGTCAGATTAACTTCTTGTGGTCGCCAGAAGAAATTAATCTGTTGATCATAAAGATCATAGAACTTAGGATACTTTAGGCGATCATATCTCTGAATCGCCAAGTCTTCACCAAGAAAGAGCGGTTGCTTAAGAGAATCGACGTTTACAGTGTTGAGTACAGTTTTCATTTTTATAGGGTGCAAGCTCCACCCGCGCAGCCTTGGGTGTCGTCTTGCGGTTCTTCAGTTTTTACTTCTTGTTTAACTTCCTGCTTCGTATGTAATGCGGTCTGCGTGTCGCCGTCAAATGTATTTGTGTAGTAAAGATTTTTAATTCCATACTTATAAGCCAGCATTAAGTCACCGACAAGTTCTCCTTGACTTGGGATTTTGTTTGCATAACGAGTCGCATTATAATAAAGATTAGTTGAGATGCTCATGTCAACAAACTTCTGGAGAGCGGCAACTACCTTCAAATACCCCTGATTGTTGGGCATTTCAAATGCTAGGGTATAATTATCCTTGTTATTTTTGATGTGAGGAACAACAACAGGAATAACTCCAGCCTTTGAACGCTTATAAGAAATCAAGGAGCGAGGAGGTTCAATGCCATTTGTCGATGACTGAATGACAGAGCTAGACTCAACAGGCATCAAAGCAGTCAAGGTGCTATGACGCATACCATGAGCTTTAATTTGCTTTCTAAGTTCTTCCCAATCGCAATGCAGCTTCTCAGTAACAAACTCATCAATATTCTTGCAATAAGTATCGATTGGCAGAATGGCTTTTGAGAACTTTGTTTCAGAGAATAAGGCGCATGGCCCCTTCTCTTGAGCCATCTTAACTGAAGCCTTAATGAGATTATAGCTCACAAGCTCCATGATAGCAGCAGCTTTGTTGGCGGCATTCTTGTCGGTATACTTGACTCCAATGTTAGCAAGGTAGCCAGCAAGATTAGTAACGCCAACTCCAAGACTGCGGCGATTCTTTGCAAAGTTTGCAGCAGCAGGAACGAAATAGTTTTGATGATCGATCAGAGCATCAAGCATACGAACAATAATTTCGCATACAGGTTCCATCTCGTCTTTCACAACCTCAAGGAGATTAACGGCAGACAAAATACAAACGCCGATTTCTCCGTTGGGGTCGTTTAAGTCCTTGATTGGCTTGAGGGGATGATTGACCTCAAGGCATAAATTGCTAGTGTCTACTTGAGCGTTCCAAGAGCCATGCGAGTTAGCATGGTCAACATTCATCAAATAAATGCGACCAGTCTCTACGCGCTCTTTAGAGAATAAGAAGAAAAGATCACGGGCATTAATTGTCTTTTTAAATTTAAGATTTTTGTTTTTTTCTGCCGCTTCATAAAGCTCCTTGAATTCTGGCATACCAAAGCTGTTCCAAAGTTCTGGAACTTCATGATAAGAAAACAGAGTGATGCTTTCGTTCTTAACTAGACGATCATAGAATGTGCGATCAAATCCAATGCAATAGTCGAGCTTGCGAACACGGTTGTCGTCTGTGCCAGCATTATTTTTTAATACAAGAATGTCTTCGATATCATGATGGAACCAAGCCATGTTTACTGTTGCAGATCCACCGCGAATGCCGTTTTGATGGCAAGACTTTACGGTAGACTCAAACATCTTAAGGAATGGAACTGGGCCAGTATGGCTAACCATGCCGCCCTTAACGGGAGCATTGACGGCGCGAAGGCGACTTGCATTAATACCGATACCATAACGGTTTGCGGTAGCAAATCCAATGGCACTATTGTTCGCAAAGATAGAGTCAAGAGAATCGTCTACAGTAAACAAAGCGCAAGAAGCATAAGACTTTAGAGTAGTTCTTACCCCTGCCATGATAGGTGTAGGCAGATTAATCTTGTGTTGACTAAAATAATTATAAGCCTTCTTGATGTAGTTGGTACGCTCTCCCTTATAATCCTTAAACAAGGTCATTGCAATCAGCATATAAGCAAATTGCGGGGTTTCGTAGAGCTTCTTGGTAGTTCTGTTCTGAACCAGATACTTCTCGCAAAGTTGCTTAATTCCAGCGTATGTAAAATTAAAATCACGATCATGACGAAGACACTCGTCAAACTTATGAAACTCCCGCTCATCATACCACTCAAGAATGGCGGGATCATAGACTTTATTTTTAATATTATCTTTTACGAAATCAATAAGTTTTGGAGCATTCTTGCCGCCCCAAACTTCTTTACGCAACTGATAATTTAAAAGACGAGAAGCAACATATTGATACTGAGGCTTTTCTTCAGAGATCAATCCAGCCGCAGCCTCAATCAATGTATTGTGAATATCTTTGGAAGATATTCCATCAAAGAAAGAAAGGTTCGCGTTCATCGCGACTTCCTCGAAAGAGGTGTCGTGAATGCCAGTGCAAGCCCATTCTAAAACTTTATTGATCTTGTCAGCGTCGAATTTCTCAATTTCTCCGCTTCTCTTCTTTACTGTCATTAGTTTTTTCATAAAAAGTAAAAAGTGGTAAATGGTTTTACATGAAAACCATCATTAGCCCAAAAAGAAAATTTGGCGCTAGAATTATTTGTATCGCTTAACAAAAGTTAGTGTATCCAAATTAAATCCGCTGTTCATATAAAACATTTGGACTCTTGGATCACCGCCATTACACATATACTGGCATGACAAAAAGTCAATACCTTTTGCCACAATATGCTGCTCAACGGCCTCAATAACTTTGAAGCCACCTATCCTAGACCTGCCAACCGAAACCCAAATAATTTCATTTAGGCCCATCTTGCCGCAAGCCCAATCTTGGGTAACAATACCAACAAAAATAGAAACCGGCTTGTCATTTTGAAAATAAACAAATATAACGGCATTCTCTTTAAAAGACAGAAGAATCTGATAAATCTGATCCTTGAGATGATCGATATTCCAGTCGCCAGCAATATGACGCTGCTTGCTTAAAACTTTTTTAAGCAAATCACCCTGCTCCATCTCAGTTAAGATGGAGCGGAGTTCTTTGATATCTAAGATTCTCTTGACCATTACTTGATGAACTTTAGCAGAGCGCGAGCTTCCTTGGCTGGAATATCAGACCAGACTTTCCAATTAGCCGCTTCTTCATTTCGATAAGACTCAGACTTCCAAAGTTCACGGAGCCAAACTTTGAAATCAGAGAATTCGCCCCCAATATTTTCTGCAAACTTCTTGGAAAGAATACCTTGCGGAGAAACATCGGCAGATCCATCTACCGCCGAGGCGGCAGCCTTTGCGCCATTACCTTTGGCGATTTCATCCTCGCCTACGATATGGATGCCAAGATAATTTCTTACTGTACGAACAAATGCGCGATTGGCCGCGATAGTCTCAAGAAACTTTTGGCCAAAGCCATCTGTATTTTCAGAAGTCGCATTTGCGACATCCATAGACGAAATAGCATTCCATTCATCTTCAGTTGAATTAACATTTGTTTCAAAACTACTGATCCAATCAATTGTGCATGTAGCAACAACATAATCTCTTTCAAGTTTTGGAAACTGAAAGTGGACGCGGGAGTAACCGCGAAGTTTTGCAACCTCCTTGATGCCGCCCAACTTAATTAAAAGTTGTTCGTCGCGTAGTCCATCCGCAGTCTCTGGGATAGCTTGATTTCTGCGATTAAACCAATCCTTATTTGGGTAAAGATGCGCTGGATTGACCATTGCGCGCCAATTGATAGTGCCATCTTTATTGAAGATGTAATTTACTCCGTTGAGAAGTCCGCGCTCATCACGAACTGTTGGTCTGATAGTTTTTGTTGTTTCGCTCATCTTTAAGAATATAGAAGTGTTCTGCCTCTTCCCAGAAGTCTGGATCATCTACTACTTTTGAATATCTGTCAAGCTTTGGCTGATCATTTTTCCATGATAATTTTGAAGCATAGACTTTTCCATCCGAAACAATAATCTTTTCGGAGGAAAAGATACATTGTTCGTTTATCTGATCTGAGTTTTCTATATCCTTTTTACCAAATTTATCTTCTTTGTCAAGACCAAAATCAAAGAATTTTTCGGCTAATCTTCCCCACTCGTTGTTATCGTCGGCAATTAAAATTATTTTAATTCCAAGAGTTTTTGCTTCTTCAAGATATTTGATTGAGATTTTATCTGAAGCTACAATCGTCAAAGCGGCGATCTTTGATTTAATTTTATTTAAAATCTCAAGAGAGACTTCTTGGTCAGTAATAATATTTAAACTGCAAATAGAAGCTAAACCGGAAAGAATTTTTTCATTAAAGAACAAGTCCATTCTTACGTTGCAGATTTTATCTTTAATTACTGCTGGTAATGGCCCACCATTTGGAATTAGTTCGATAACGGGAGTATGATAACTGTTACCAATATGTAAAGTTTTAACTTTGTCCAACTGGTTTGCAATTCCAAGTTTATCCAGCGCAGACTTAGCAATGGTTTCTGGCATGATTGTATTTATTTTTTTCTTGTCTTCTTTCAGAGAAAAAGACGGCTTACCATGTTTTGCCCAATCAACTTCTATTAAAGATTTATTTTCTTCTTTCCCCCAAACGGGAGCACAGTTCTGAGCATAACAATAAGAATACAAAGCTACAATTTTCTTGTCATAATAACCGGCTAAATGAGTAGAGAGACTGTCAATTCCAAGATAAAGAGAGGAATTTTTAATAATATAAGCTAACTGCTTTATGTTTGTCTTTCCTCTCAAATCAAGGTCTACACCTGCAACAGATTGATCAGAAGTTACACCGACATGAACTATTTTATATTCTGGAGCATATTCTTTAATAAAAGAAAATACTTTCCCCCAATAATCATACTGTCTAGAGTTTCCTTTACCACTGGTTTGAAATGCAACATATTTGTCTAAGGTTATTGGATAATAATGCTCTAAAATAAACGGAGTATCAATTTTAACTCCGCATGACAATGCGTAACGATCAAGTAAGTGCATATTAGTTCTTGGTATTAAATTGTAATTTGTCTTTGCCGTTATGTTGATAATCAAAAACTTTTTGCGTACCTATATACGGCAAAAAGGCAATATCAAAATAACCATCTCCATTTGCATGTCCTTCCATTGTCAAAAGATTTTCCATAAAAGAATTAAAAATAAGTTTTTTGTGAATAAATGGATTGCAGTCAAGTATATCTAAATACTCTTGTTTAGTGGCAAAATAAATATTGTAGTCTGGATACAGATTTTTAATAGATGGTAAAAGAGAAGTTGACATAAAAACATCTCCCGCGCTCTGAGGCATCACAAACAATATTCTTCTGCCCTTGTCGTCTTTGTCAAGTAAATCAGAGAACTCTGTTTTAGCATTTTCATTATTTTCTTTTGCCGCTACTTTTCTAAAGTATTCTAAAACTTGATCTCTAGTTCTGCCGCTTTTAATTTGACTTATCCAGCTTTTTACTCCATCGTCATTAGCATCAACATTCATTTGCAAAATATTTTTATAGATATTGATCAGCCAATCTGAGTCTGATTCTATATCGGGAGGATTATAATTTGGATTACGTTGTACAAAATCAGAGTTATAATTCCATTCTACTTGTGGAGCATTATCAATTATTTCTTCTAACTTCTTTCCGATAACTTCAGCGGAAAGATTATCCAGCACAAATTGTCTGGCTACTTTGCCCATTTCTTTTCTTTTTGAAAAAGACATCTTATAGACTCGTTCAATCTTTTCACAAATAGATTCGGGTAAGGTGGTAGCTTTTATAAAGTTAGTGCCAGGTTCGTAATAAGGTTTCTAACTCAAAGGCATACCTCCGCTTTCTTCTGTGCAAAAGTCTTCTCCACACGAATAATTAGTAACAAGAGTAATCAATTCGGTTAGTTTAGCTTCTGTAACGGGAATTTCTTGCCCACCACTTGTAAATGGATGGCAATATACATCCATTAGATTGTAAACTTCATTAAGTTGGGCCTCGCTTACTCCATTTGTGATATTTGTTGTTTCTACAGTATCTTTGCCGCCACAAAATTTGCAGCTAATCTTTTGACCCTCAAAGGGTTTAACTTCAAACTGTTTGCACTTTTTACAAAAATATGTGGTTAAAATATCTTCATTTTTTAATTCATTATCTTTGATAAGTTTCTGGATATCCCAGCCTTCGGCCCAGTGAGTGTGCAATAAAAGTTTAGCTTTTGATTTAGGATTCTTTTCTTTAAATAATTTGAATCCCTGTAAAAGATTAGGAACGCTTTTTCTCAATTGGTTTCTGAAAACAAACCCAATAATAAATTCATCAGAAAGACCAAATTCTTTTCTAAGAGAAAGGCGATCTTCATCGCTTAATCTATAAAACGAGGAAGTTTCTGTGGCTCCTCTTAATGTTTTAATGGAGCCTTTAGGATATCCAAGGCGCTCTGCTTCTTTACCAGCGAAAGAAGCCCAAGCATAATAATTTTTAACCTTTGGAATAATCTTTACTGCATCTGTATAAAGTGGTACTGAATCAAGAGTTGTCCAAATCATACAATTATCATTCCACCATTTCTTTTCAACTAATGGCGACAAGGCCCAAATATCTTCTATTCCAATATAAAAGTCTGGCTTGAATTCTTTGATCAGAGAATCTATTTCGTTAAGTCCATATGTAGCTATCCTTAATTTAGATTGATCTGACGCAATTTCTTGAAGTTTATTTGAATCTGGTAGCGTTCCTACAGCTTTCCAAGGTAATGTTTTTAATTCTGGCGCATCTTTTGATTTTGTATTAGCAAATTCAATAAGATTGTATTTACCAGTCTTATAAAGATATCTAAGAACATTTTTCATGTTCTTGCCGAAACCTGTAAAAATTCGGCTGTGATTACTGTGGAATACTACAGTTTTTTTCATTCGGAAACTTCAAAGCTTTTACGAAGATAGTTCTCTAGATATTGAGCGACAAGTTCAGCCTCACCAAGTTCAAATCCAATTAGAAAAGATTGCTCTCCCTTTTTAATAGAAAATGAAAAGGCGTTATCTCCACTCTTTTTTACATAAGGTCCAAACATAATTGAAGTCGTGGAGCCTTGGTAAGCATGAACAGTAGAAAATTTGGCTGATTGTCTAACGGCCCGAATCATTGATGCCGCCTCAACCTGATTGAGTTTTAAGGCAGCGGTCTTTTCTGGATTCTTTGCATTTTCAGAAAAAGAACCCTTCTTTGTTTCGTCATTCCATCCAGCTTGTTTTACAAAACTGACATAAAGATCTGGGCCTTCTCCCTTTGTTTGATCTTTGTCTTTATATGATACATTAAATGATAATGCAGTTCCAGTATTTGATCTATTAGGTTTATAAAAGTTAAGGCGCATAGTAGTCAAAATTATAAACTACCACAGTTATAATTAAACACAAATAAACAAAAAAGGCGCACATTTCTGTGCGCCTTTAAGGTCTATTTAGATATTTATATTAAACAGGGAAGGAGCCAGAAACGCCAATCTGCTTGCGAACAATTGGAGGATTCTTTTGACGCTCAATTTCTGCGGCAAGGCCAGATTGAATGCCAAATTCACCAGTTACATTGATCTTTGACGAAACCCAATCTGCGGCCATTCCAGTAGTAACTGCATCGAATGCAACGAAAGCTCCTGTATCAGTTACAGGATCAAGAGACACGGTGCCAATGCTCGAAGCGAAATAGTATTCGGGAGATTCGCCACTAGCGAGTTCTCCTGTATTCTTTGGCTCAATGGCAGTGATTCTCCAGTGAATTGTTTTAATTACATCAGGTAATCCACTCTCAAGTGGAGCGCAGTCTAAAGCGGGAAATTCCCATCTATAAGTGATCATGGTAGTTTAAATTTATTCTATAATAACTTTGGAAACATCATTTTCATCCCATTTTGTCTCGTCCATAGAACCTTCATTCTTTTTCTTCTTGCGGCTAAATTGCGAATAGCAGATTGCGGCTCTTTGTTTTTGATTGGGATATTCTTTCAGCATAGTTTCTGAAGACATACAGGAAGCAATAAATTGATCCTCTTCTTGATTCTTTCTGGGAGTTGGGATTGGCATATAGATATATTTACACAAATATTTAATAAAAACCCCCGATTTCTCGGGGGTTATTGTTATCGCGAACTTGTATATCTTGACCCTCGGAATGTTACGGCCTTTACTTGATTCTTGGCGAATCGGCGGTTGCAGCCAGCATTGCGGTCCTCTACAGTGATAAGAGAGGGGCCAAAGTTTACAAGACGAGCATTGATAACCTCGGTAGAGGTTTCAAGGCCAAAGAAACGTCCACTAGTGCGACGAATCGTATTAAGAGCGCGATTTGAGCGTGTATTATTCATAGTTAATGCCAAACATAATAGAAGTCTCTGATTAATTTGTCAATAGATTTGTCAACAAAAAGTTTATCTTGAATCTTTAAATAGCATGTTTCTGATTTATTAATCCATTCTTTAAGTTTAACAGGATTTCTCAATCCGAAGGTCATATATTCGGCCAAGATTTTTGAATTAAAATAAGCAAAATTAAATAACTGCGCCACTTCTTTATATTCGTAAAGAGCTTTTTGAGCGTCTTTGCTCATTAATTCCGTTATATTATCAAATACTGAATCAGAGCAGTTAAGAGTTTCTTTAGCTAACAAAATATCTAAATAAATATTAGCATTCGCTGCGTATTCAAAATTAATTAATTTAATATCTGTGCCAGTATATATTATATTTTCTAATCCAAGATCAAAATGACAAAGCCCACAATGATCTGTATTTGGTTTATACGTTTTTTTGAAAAGAATTTTCGCAGAAGCGAATAAGCTTACTACAGGATAAGTCTTGAATAAAGACATAGATTCTCTTGGGAGCATAGAATCGAATGTGCTTAATGTATTATCTACGTTAAGTAATTTAATTTTATGCATGGAGCTTACCGTGGAGATAAAATGCTTTTGAATATCAAGTTTTTTACTAAGAGGATAATTAGATATGTCTGAAAAGAAAATGCCTTTCGGCACCTCAAAACATATAAATTGAAACTCATCAGAATCATCTGAGTGACAGATAATATTGGGGTGGAACTCAAACTTGTTATCCCAAAGCTCTTTCCAAAAATTTGGAAGGTCTGGCGAAAGATTAACCTTTGTCAATAAAGGTCGGTTATTGACATTGATTAAGAAGCAGTCGTAAATAGGATGGGTATAATACTTTTCCCATTTTAAAATCTTTTCTCCAGTTTGAGATTCGATTTTATTTTTTACCGATAGCAAGAATTCTTCTTCAATTGGAAGAAGAGTCTTATCAGTTTTTGCAAACTGCAAATGATTTCTTTGTTTTTCCATCTATATGAATTTCGTTATTTTTAATAGAAACTCTAATTTGATTATAATTATTGATGGAAAGAATGTCCACTATCTTAGTTTTTAATTCATTTTCTATAAAGAAGATAATCTTTCTGGCTCCAGTATTGCTATCTTTCGTATTATTAATAATAAAGTCAATAAGTTCATTTGAAAATGAAATAGATGTTTCATTCTGCTTCAATGATTCTTTAATTTGATTAAGTTCCGTTTCAGCAATTTTAACCAAAGACTCATGCTTTAATTCGTCAAAAATGACGATATCATTAAGTCTAGCTAGAAATTCTGGCCTAAAAAATCTTTTTAAATTCTCAAGAACTGAGTCTTTACTTGGCTTTTGGTTAGATGCCGCACCAAATCCAATCTTTTTATTATCATTGATTTGGAATCCAACATTGCCAGTCATGATAATAATAGAGTTCTTAAAGCTCATCTTTCTGCCCATAGAGTCAGTGAGTTGACCGCTATCCATAATCTGCAAAAGAACATTAACTACATCTGGATGAGCCTTTTCGATTTCATCAAAAAGAAATACCGAAGAAGGATGCTTGTCCAAATGAGACCATAAGATACTTGCTTCTCCATGACCGACATAACCTGGAGGTGAACCGATCAGTTTGGAAACTGAATGCTGCTCCATGAACTCTGACATATCAATAACACAAAGATTAGCTTCGTCTCCAAAACCCTGCTTCGCTAATGTTCTAGCTAAGTGTGTCTTACCAGATCCTGTTGGGCCGATAAACATGAAGTTGCCGAGTGGCTTAGTTGACTTTGCCAAGCCAAAAGAACTTCTAAGAACACAGTCAGAAATCTTTTTGAGGGCTTCGTCCTGACCAAAAACATGCTTCTTTAGATTAGATAGAATATTTTTAATTCCATCGTTGTTTGATTTATTGTCTATGAACTTACCAATCTTATCTGACAGCGCCTCATAAACATCTTTAGTCTTAACTTTAAAGATTCTGCCTTTTATTGATTCTACCCAATCATCATACTTAACTTCATAGTCTTTGATAATATCAGTAAGGTGATTTTCTTTTACATCGTCTGGAGCAAGCTTTTCAAATTCAACGATAAGTTTTTCAACGTCTTTGATTTCTTGTGGACGGGAAAACGACTTGATCTTCACCTTTGATCCTACCTGATCCATCAAATCGATAGCTTTATCTGGGAATCTGCGAGAAGGAATATACTTCTCGCATAAATTAACTATATCAGTAATAACATTATCACTATAATGGATCATATGAAACTTTTCATAGAATCCTTTTAAGGACTTTAAAATTTTAAATGTTTCCTCTTTTGAAGGCTCACAAACAAAAATCGGTTCAAAGCGCCGGTTCATTGCCCCATCTTTAACAAAGTACTTTTCGTATTCAGTCTGTGTTGTGGCAGCGATAAACCCCATCTCGTCGGCAGTAAGATACTGTTTTAAAATATTAGCAGCATCCATAGAACCAGCATCGTTACCCATGCCGATAACATTATGAACTTCATCAATGAAGACAATAACATTACCCATGTTCTTGATTTCATCCATCGTCTTAACTAGACGCTCCTCAAATTCGCCGCGAAGTTTCGTTCCAGCGATAAGAGCAGAAAGATTAAGAGATATAATCTTTTTATTTAAAAGAAACTCTGTACATTCACAAGAGACAATCTTTTTAGCCAATAATCCTACCACCGCGCTCTTACCAACGCCAGGTTCTCCAATTAAAATTACATTCTTCTTCTGCTTCCTGCAAAGCACTTCGGACATTTTAGCAACTTCTTTTTCTCTAAAGAAAATATTGTCAAAATTTCCATCGGTAGCCATTTGATTATAGTCTGAACAAAATGCAGATATAGCATTACTCTGCTGAGACTGGCCCCTTTGTTGTATAGGCTTCTTTACTGGATTAGAAAGCATTTTGCATTCTTTCTCAACCTTTTCGGAAATGAAGCCTACATCAACACCATTCTTTTTAAAGAATTTTCTGACCGCCTCCGAATTACGAAGCAGAGACAAAAAGATATGTTCTATGCCAGTATAATTTTGCTTAAAGCTCTGTGAGATTGTATAAGACTCATTGATTATCTTAACTACATTTGGGCTATATTTAATTGAACTAAGAGCTATCTTTTTCCTATTTGAAGGAAGTGTTTTGGACAGTGTTAAAATTACATCTTTGATTTCAACGGAGATAGATTGAAAAACAAGATTTACAATCATTGACTCCGAGAATAAGACCGCATGTAATAAAAATTCATCAGTTATCTCTGGCTGATTATTTTCAGCACAGCGCTGTTTAGCAACATCTAAAGCTCTTCTTACTTTAGGAGTAAAGTTGATGTCTTGCACTGTATTCATTTTTACACTTAAGTTTCAATCTGCGATAGCTTTGTGTATATCTTTTCTGTGAGGATTGTCAAGCCATTTAAGAAGATTGAATCATCGGCCTTTGAGCCATAGATAACCACAATGTCATCTTCTTTAGGAGTCTTGCCTCCACCTTCGTAATACTGGGTAAACTTATCGTCTCTGCCTCCATCCGTCAAGCGACAAGTCATTTGGCCATACTCGTCAGAAATTTTAACTAATAAATATGGACGACCAGCGCGGCTGACCTTTTTACGAGCCTCTTTAACTATTCCAACCATTTTTACATTCTGGCGCAAATCAACTTGAGAAGCCTCATAAGTATTGTGAAGTCTATCCTCACCATCATTAAAAACTTCTTTTAATTTGTGAGTATAACTATAACCGAGAAGGCGCTTTTCAAAAAACCAATTAGCAAACTTCTCGTATTTTTTATTCATATCATAGATCTTTTTATATGGCTCATACTTATTTTTAAATGTTTCAAAGCGACTTTCTTTCATAAATGGTTTGCCATCATCTCCAACAGATTTATTTTTAACTAAATCAGCAATAGTATTTAATACATCATGGTCATACTTTGGAGAGACAAGTTTAACATTACGCTTTTCTCTATCTGTTAAGACATTATAGGTCTGAGCCTCAAGAACTAGGCGACAGCGTTTTTCACTGAAACTAGAAAGAGTACCTGCTTGAATCAAAGATGATAAGACGCCAATGTTGACGCCAGCCTCTTTAGCCCCATCAAAACAATCGATCTTATTGGCGAATTCTTCTTGTCTAAACTCAAGCAAATGAGTTAGTACTTTATCAGACACTCCTTTGATGGCATTTAAACCAAATCGAATATTATCACCTTCGATTTCGAAGTCGGCTTTTGACTTAGAAAGATCTGGTGGCAAAAGCCTGATATTGAAGAACGAAAGCTCTTGTGAGATTGCTTCAATTTCTTCATGTGGATTTGGCTCATGCTTTGAAGATCTAAGCAAAGCAAGAAAGAATTCCTTTGGATGATTAAACTTAAGATAAGTAGTTAAGGCAGAAAGAGTAGCATAAGATACAGCATGAGAAGCATTAAAAGAATAGTTCGCGCTATCTTCTGCGACCTTCCAAAGAACATCAGCAATTGCTGGTTCTAGATTATTGGACGCAACCTTTTCTCTAATCTTCTGCTGCCAAGCTGGCATTTCACTAACTTTCTTTTTACCTACGATACGGCGCACAGTTTCAGCTTCATCAAGAGTAAAGCCAACCTTAACGATCATCTTCATTAACTGCTCTTGGAAGATTGGAATACCTCCAGTAATACCAAGAATATCGTCAAAGAAAGGATGCACTGATTGGAACTGGCCAGTAGCGATATATCTTGCGTATTGATCTAGGAAGTCCAAAGCACCAGGGCGTGCAAGCGAAAGCACACATGCCAACTCAAGCATGTTTCTTGGCTTTACTTTTTTGCAAACGTGGAAATTAGTATTGGCTTCAATTTGAAATAGACCCTTGGGATTAGATAGATCTTGTAAGAATTTATATGTAGACAAATTATCGAAATCAAGATTCTTAAAATCTAAACCGAGTCTCTGGCAAGTATCGTAAACAACAGTCAAAGTTCTAAGCCCAAGGATGTCGAATTTGACAGTAATTTCTGACACGTTATTCATGTCATAAGCCGAAACGATTTCACCATCACCTGTCTTTTGCAAAGGCATGATATCTTCATTATTGTAATATGAGATTGAAATGCCAGATGGGTGAACGCCAGTATTCTTGTTTAGTCCTTCTATCTTTTTGGCGATCTTGTAAATCTTTGGGTTCTTGTCGCAGAATGCTTTGAATTGCTCACTTTCTTCGTAAGCATCCTTTAAAGCAAATACCTTACCGAATTGCTTTGGGATAATATCGCTGACGGCATTAACTTCGTCCTCTGACATCTCTCCTACAATTTTGCCACACTCTTTAATACAGAGTTTGCCAGTAAGAGTATTCATGGTAAGAATCTTACAAGTCTTACCTGCGTACTTTGTTTTAATATAATTAATAACATCCTGACGCTTTGAAAACTCAATGTCATTGTCAACGTCAGGCATCAACGATCCGTCAAGATAGGTAATCCCATCCACTACAATTTTCTTAGCGCGACTCTTTGAAACGAATCGCTCAAAGAACAATCCATTCTTAATGGGATCTACATTTGTAACACCAATCAGAAAAAAAATGAGAGAGCCAGCCGCAGAACCACGACCATAGCCAGTAGGAATATTGTGCTCATGAGCGTAATTAAGAATGTCCCAGTTAAGCAGAACGTAATCAACGAAACCAAGTTCTTCAAAGATTGCCAATTCGTATTTTGCTCTTTCATAATAGTCTTTTTTATTAGATAATTTATCTATGCCTTTTGTTCTGACCGCCCTTAAGCAAAGCTGACGCAAGAATTCTACATTTGAAACCGAAGGGTCGATACCAAGTTGCTCATAATATCTGGCATCAATTTTAATCTCTGGAAGGCGAACACCAGGAGGAACAGGATGCTGATATTTTTGAAAAGAGTTTAATAGATTATTCATACGTCAACCTGCATAATTAGCTTACGGAAAATTTTATAGTTCATCTGAATATCGTACAAAGCATCGTGCAGCTTTGATGGATCATGGTCAATTCCAAACTGTTTGAGCAAAAAGCCCTGACTTGTTTTTAAGCCTTTCTCTCTGTGATTCATGAGTTTCATTTGCCAAGAGAGCAAGTCTCCAGATGGCTTTATGTCCTTGAACAATGCCGTAGCTAAAGCTTTGGTGTCAAGCATTCTATTGACAAAACTCCAATCATTTTGAATGCCTATGCCACGCATCATCGTATTTAAAATATAAATATCATAACCAAGAACATTCTGACCAACAAGAATATTATTGTTATCGTAAAGATAATTAGCAAACTTCTTCCATACCTCCATTGGAGGCTTCGCCTTGGAAATGTACTTTTCTTTATTGAATCCTGTTATCCTAGCCGCTTCTTCGGACACATTAAGATCATCGTAGAATACAAATTCGTCATGCTCTTCTAGAATTTCTTCTCCCTTGCAGACGATCCAAGATAGCTGCCAAGGACGAGAATCAGTTAAAGACAAACCTTCTGTTTCCGTATCAAATACTACGAACTTCTGATTAATTTTTTGTTTTAAAAGATTATTCATGACGCCTCCTTCCAAGACTGAAAAGAGAATTCTTTGCTTCCGCAGCCGCCAAGTTCTGGCGCAGACAAACTTTGATTCTTGCCCATGTTTCTGTTGCAAGCTATTTTATAAGTAACCCAAGCTGGAAAGTCTTCTCTATTTTTATAATAAATTGTTTTAGATTCTATAGTTTTATCTTTATGGCTAGAGCGAATAAAGTCAGCCGTAATCTTGTCAAATGGCAATTTATTATTTTCTATAAAATAGATAACTTCTTTCTTATCAAGAAAGTCAGGCATACAATTTGAAAACGTATATCTGTTTTTCCAGATGTACGAGTCATAAAATGGAACAGCGATTAAAATATTGCTCGTCAATCGTTCAACTAAATCGCTATTACAAATAACTGATTCTTTTTCTGTATTGGCAAAAGTGTAAATCTTATTAATGTCTTTGAATCCAGAATCGTTCAAAGCAAACAAAATAAGCCTGTGGGTAGATGAATCAGCAGATTCGTAGCTATTACAAACTCGAATCCGTAGTCCAAACTTTAACTGGATATTGTGCTTTTGACAGTTCTTAAACGCAGTCAAGAAGCCAGTCAACGAATCTTCAACCAAGTAAATTTCCTTTAGTCCGTTATCAAGGGCGATTGAGATGATGCTATCGGGACCATCCTGCTTTTGCTTCTCGGGCTCATTCAGAGTAAGGATGCTTCTGCCGAATGAGAAGTGCGACTTGAATAGTGGGATCATACCACTATCCTACCATCTTTGTCTAGGATGTCAAGTGCTTTGGACATCCAAGATAAGTTTCTTTGGTCACTTTCTCATCTTGCTTTGCAATTTTAAATGCTTCGTCTACGTCTTCTTCTAGGAAAGTTTTAATTATTTTATTATCCTTATCTCTCAAAGCATAATAATTAAATCCAAATTTGTATGGGCAGTGCCACATCGGATTCCCGTCCTTCTTTAATTGCCCTTTGTATTTGGCAAAGCCACAAGCTAATTTGCCGCTAAACGAGCCGTCTGACGGCATAGGCTTATCGGCTGCAAAATTAGAATAAGCATCGGGTTCAGAAAAATTATCAACAACCTTTTGAACCTCAGTTAAATGGTTTTCAAACTCGCTTAGTTCATTTTTATTAGGAGGCTCCATCTTTAATAAGCCGCCATTCTTAGTCTTGTCCTTTAAATCAAACTTAAGAAACAAGAACTCCATTGAAGCCTTGTGTTTTGGATCAAGTTTCTTAGACGCAAGAATATAAATCATATGCTGCATGTTATCTTCTGCGTCCTTACCAGCAAATACAGCTTTGCTAGTTTTGTAGTCTCTTACTACGGAAGTGCCATCATCGTAAATAAATTGACGATCAATAAACCCTTTGATTCGATATTTTTTATCTTTTTTATCTACCGTTATGTCAAAGTCTCTTTCTTGCAAGTCTTGCGTGGGAGACTTTTCAGCATCGCCCCAAAAGTCATACTTTAGAGCGGTCAATGTCATTTCTCTAATGAGTTCAACATTATCTGGATCAGAAACTTTAAGCTTTCTTGCGTGCTTCAATGCGAGTTTTTTAATAGATCTAATCGCAAAAATATCACCAGCATTTAGGATAGCATCGACATAAGGCTTTCTCTTTTGCTTTGCGAGACACTCAAGTACAAGGTGAACTACGTTTCCTCTGCTCGCTCCATCATTAGACTTCTCTGGCAGTTTCAAAACATAGTTACACCAATACGACCAACTACACTTTTCGAGTGTTTTGATTCGACTAGCTGACAAGGCAACATGTTTGATCTCAGGCTGCGTCATTCAGAATTTTTTCAGCCCTATTAATAAGGCTATCTGGAAATTTATTAGCAACTGCAACTTCATGGATCTTTTTGATTTGAGTATCCATATTTATGGTCTTTGAATTCCATTCCTCAAAAATCTTATCTTCGCCTTCAAATGTTGCAAGGTGCATATCGAAGAAATCATTCTTTAGCGGCAGCTTAATCTGTAATTTTGAATAATCAAAAATTGAAGAAAGCTGAAGAAATGTTTTACAGGCAGAAATTAAACCGTGATTGGTCTCTCCATCAGAATCATTATTAGATGCGATAATGATTTTATCTGGGTCGAGTGCGATAAGAGCAGAAGAGAGTTTGGACGAAATGCCAAGGCCAAAAGTAACTACATTATTTTTATATCCATGTTCGAACAAGGCCATGCTATCGCCAATGCTTTCTACAATAATAACAGAACGCCGCTTTTCGATTTCATCCTTTACTTCACAAACATCATTTCGCTTTAGATTAACTGGATAAACCCAATCCGCTTTCTTGCCGATATGCTTCCATTTTGGAAACTCGGAATCCTTTTCCCAGAAAACGGCTCGACCAGAAAAGCCGTGAATCTGACCAAATTGGTTGTAGATAGGAAATACGATTCTTCTAAACAGTTGCCCAGATGTGGCATAGCCGCATTTATAAAAATCCAACGTATCTTTGCTGATCATCTTTTTGGAATAAAAATCAAGATGTGGCAATAGATTCTCTAGCATCGACTCTGGGTAAATTTTCTCCATCTCAATCTTCTCCTTGTTTTGTACATGGATGATATTTTGAGGATCAAATTTTACATACTTATTTATGACATAAGAATCTTTGGTATCAAGGGTTAATTCAACAAGCCTTTGAAACGGATAGCTTTTTGAACTACCAGCAGCAAAATCTGTCCATACTCCAGTATTCTTATAGATTTTTAATGCAGTAGAGTTATCGCCACCGCGATATAAAGCTCTTGTTCTCCAATAGCTACCATAGTCTTTAAGCTGATAACCTAAAGACTCAAGCGAGCTTTTTAGAACTACTGGATCAATTGAAACTTGGGACATTATCGTCTTCACCAGAATTTTCTAGGGTTGTTGCGTTAGTATCCGCCTGATTTACGATATCACGAAGATCGCCGCGCTCTTTGATGTCAAAATTTTCAAATTGAAGATTGATAAAGTTCTTCTTAAGTGTGCCATCTGGCATTCTAACCAATTCGACTGCACCAGCAACATCAGAACCAAGGAAGCGATTTTTTACGAAGATAAGTTTATGAGAACCGAAGTTTGGTCCCTCCTCTTGTCTTTCATCGGCTGTCTTGGGTCGCAAGATAGCCATATGAGAGCAATAATGCGTAATACGGTCAGACATTGATACGATACCCTCATCATCATTGATGGCGTCAGAATTGCGGTTTGTAGTAATGCCGCTTCGATTAGATTGAATCGAAGTAAACATTGTAATCATGGGCTTCTGATCCTGTACGATATCACGTTGAATAGTCTTTTTAAACTTATTCAACATATCGCCAATCACTTGCCATTCTGGCTTATTGCCATCAGCGTCAGCAGAAGGCTTGATATAATCGAAGCTAAAGATAAGAGGATTGCCGCGACCAACCTTAGAATAATAAAACCGCTTAAGATTATTGATCATCTGATCGGTGGTCATACCGCCGACATTATAATAATAAAATTTAAGCTTCTTAATCTTATCCCAAGTAGAGCGAACCCTTTGAACTACATCTTCGCCAGCCTTACGCCAAAGGCCAGTTTCAAGCAAATGCATTGGAACATGGCTGAGAGCAGCGCATTGACGCATGATAACCTCCTCCTTGCTCATTTCTCCGTTATCAAAATGGAGAACAGGTACATCGTGCTGGGCCGAAACTTTGGTAGTATAATTTAGAGCAAGTAATGTTTTGCCTACACCAGAACGCGCAACGACAACAGTAATGTTACCGGGGCGTAGAAGAGATCCATAAATCTTATTAACTGTGGGGAATGGACCCATGAAGCCAAATTCAGTAATAGGATTGTTGCCACGTTCTTCAATGACAGCCTCCATCTCTTCAAAGATGTTGACTGGTTTTTCTTCATTGTTCTCATAAATATTTATAATCTTGTTAAATGTTGTGTCGGCTTCTTCGACAATCTTTTGATAAGAAGAGTCTGGAGCGATCTTCTTCATCTTCTCCGCTACTTCAAGAGCAGACTCATGAATGGCTCTCCTGATAGAATACTTTTTAATCTCCTTGGCGGCAGAGATGGCTGTAGTCTTGTTTGTCTTTCTGATAGCTAAAGACCTCAAATAATCAAAAACATCGATATTGTCCTTAAAACAAATGCCGATCTCTTTGATTCTTTGGGCGATAATGATCTCATCGACTTTCTCGTTGCCCTCTAGACATTTGCGAATAATATGATAAATCGTTTTGTGAACGATTGTATCTTCGGAATAAAAATCTGATTCCGAAACGAAATCGCAAATTTCAGAGTAAGTCTCTGGATACTGAATCAGCCCCGCTAGGAACTGCTTCTCTACTTCTAGTGAATAAAGCATTAGTCGTTATCTGTAGCCGTGACCTTATCTTGTTCATCCGACAGCCACTGGTCAAGCGCTGTCTTCATACCAAGTGAAGTTATAATAGAATCAAATCTTGTGTAAATTTGAGGGGTTCCTTTCGGAGAGCAGACACAAAGAATTACGCCTTTGTAAGAATCTGCGCCACCAGAAATTTCATAAACTTGTTCAACAAGTTCAGTTGGAAATAAAAAGTCTTTTGGCTCTTCTTTTTCTTCTTTTTGTTTTTTGCTCATAAAAAAAGCTGCTTAAAAAATTCATCCGACAATGCGTCGGACTCATATACCTCTACCAGTTTAATACCGTTTGTCAAGCAAAACTGAAGCTTTAAATCGTCTCTTTTTAATTGAGACAACCAGTTTTGCCTATTTGAACCGTGAAAATATGGGTTGTAAGTTTGGTGCTGCTTGCCTTGAACTTCTACTGCAATCTTTTTATTTGCATTATAAAAGTCCAAGGAAAGCCTACTGCCAACAATTCTAAGCTCCTCAAAAACAACATCATGCTTCCAAAATGGAAACAAGTGCTGCTTCACTCTCCATTGCAGTTTGCTTTTAGATTCAGATTGCCAATTAATAATATATTTTTTAGCATTCTTGAGCAAACGTTCTTTGCCATTTAATGTTTTAAACTTCATTTGGTTTTGCAGAGATCATATCTACAAAATACTTGTGCAGAAACTTTACAAGATTTGGATTAGATTCCACAAACTCAAAAATTGCATTTTCGCCTTGGAACTTGTCTGGAGCTTCAAAGTTATTTTCTTTGAGCATGGCTGCAAAATCATCAGATAAATAATACCAAGCGCCAGAACGGGTTACCATTTCCCACATCATAAGCATATCAACGATTTCCTTTTCTAGCCAAACTGAGGTGCCATTGACGCGACCATATTTAATAGGATAAGTAATCCTAACCTTACTCTTTTCATTTGGGCTTTTCTTGATGCAAATCTTACACCAGTGTCCAATGATTGGGTTTTTAATAGGATCGCTTTTCTTGATTGATGGGTCTTTCAAGATAATATCTCCTTCAAAACGTGGTTCAAACTCTAGGATAAAATTAGAGAAGTGAAGCAGAGCGTTACCACCAGTCGCTGAAGTTTGACGGATTGGGGCGGCGGTATACGGATCGATCTTAATATCGCTTCTGACTTGAGAAATAAAAATAGCCATATGGCCTCTCTTGCTGAGAGGGGTCGAAGTCATTTTCATGAACGCGCCAGCGATAACTGCGCCACCAGCAACCTTTTGAGCTTCGTTAAATGATTTGCCAGCATCATTCTGCGCGACAAGACCATCAACAGAATCAACCACAAACATGTACTTGATCTTCTCTTCGTTGCTCATGACCAAGTTTTTCATGCCTTCTACAACCGTCTCATAGATATTGCATTCAAAAACAAAACAGGTTCCAACATCCCAATCTTCTGGATCAAAAACAAATTTAATTCCAGAACGCTTCTGCATTTCATCAGAAAGGCGACCTTCAGCTTTAACATAAAATCCTTTTGAATTAGGAATTGTAGCCAAGAAGTTTTTCATGACCTCAAGCGAAGCTGAAGTTTTACCTCCCTCTGTAAAGCCTACAAATCGATGCAAACCGGGGCTTAATCCTCCACCAGTTTGCATATCAAGATTTAATGAACCAGTAGATACCCTATAGTTAATAGACTCTTCAAAGTTATAGTGATGCTCTGCCTTATCCTTTAAAAAGGATTTTAAAAACGTCTTTGACGACGAAGCTTCTTGAACTTGTTCTTGTTCTTTTGCTTTTTTGCTCATGATAAAAATTGTTTAAGTGTTTTTTTGGTTTTAACTTCTGCATCTTTACCGATCTTTTCTTGGGACGAAAGATCTTGTTGGTGAAGGCGAGTATAATAGTACTCCTTGTAGTCAACGTCAAGTAACTTCTTCTTCCAATCAGCAAAGAAGAAAGCTAATGTTGGAACCTTCTTATCTTCTTGGATTTGCGACAAAAAGTCTATACCGTAAATCTTCTCAAGCTTTTTAAGAAGAACCATCTCTTTTTGCCAAAAGCGTCTATCGGCTTTCGCAGGAATCTCAACAAGAGACTTGATAACATTGGTGCGACTAATCTTTTCCTTCACGCTCTTAGTTAAGCAGGTCGGAGAAGGTTTGTCAAGACCTGTTATGATTTGTTTGAGGCCGACGCTGATCCGAAATAAAATCCAGTAATAGCGATAAGGCACTGTCTTATCTCCGCTGTAATTAAATTACCAGAGATTTCAACGAATGCCTTACTAGTTACGTCATCACCAATCATACCTAAAACGCTGCCGCCATTGTTATAATCAACTTCAAGGTAAGTTGGAATGCCTAAAATAGCCATAACAAACGGAGATATAACTATAGAAAAGATAACAGAAACTACGATAAACTGTCTAACGATTTTACCTACATCGCCATCTCTTTTTGACGCCTTATCAGCAGATTCATCGGCTTTATCTATAGCCTTCATCATACGGTCAAATCTAGCCCTGCTTTCTTCTGCCTTAGCAGCAATCAAACGAAAGATGAAGCCCGTAGCGGCTCCACCCATTAGGCTTATCAGTTCTGTAGGCACATACTATTTTACACCCCAAAGGCTTGTATAGTCAAAGGGAACTTATTCGTTTCCTTAACTAAGGCAAGCATTTGTGCAGAAATGTCTCTAATTTCTTTTTGAGCGTCTGGCTTGTTTCTGAGATTTAAAAAGTGCGCAAAAGATCGCCAGTTAAACATCACATCAGCAGCAATTTGCGTATTATACGGCCTAAAAAATCTAGCCGATTCCTTAGCCCTCTTACGGTTGAAGCCGTGATTTTGTACCAAATCTTCAATGCATTTATGGTACAAATCAAGACCTCTTTCAGTATAAGAGGCAAGAATCTCCTTCCAAGAATCGGGCCAATCTTCTGGAATTAAAAATTCATCTTCTTTAATCTCTTTGTAACGCGCAGACTCGCCATTGACAGAAACGCCAATGCGATGCTTGATAATATGAATATGAGACGCGATGTCGGTATTAACTAGAAAATGGAGGGAGGATTTTTCAAAGGGGGTATGGTGTCCATTCTCTGCAAGCATCTTGAGTAGATCGCCCACTCGGCCTTTCTTTTCTTCATTAATCTCTCTGCTGGTTGATGTCCAAGCAGAACAAGCGTGAGTAAGGTCGTCGCCATAAATTCCGATAAGTTGAACTTTATTTGATCTGTCCATCCCTAATGGATAGCACTAGCTCTGATTAAAGTCAATACCTTCGGAAGCGAAATCTTTGATCATTGTCGCCCAATCAACATAATTAGAATATGTTCCGCTATGCATATGGGTAGCTATCCCAGGAAGAGGAGAGAAACAAAAGGCATCTTTGCCAAAAATCGTAGAGAGCTTGCCATCGTTACCATCTTCAGCATGACATTCTCTAAAGAAATCCACAAACTTTGCATAGTCCTTTTTTCTCACCATAAATGTATGAGTAGTATTAAATACCTCTCGCCAATATCCAGTTTCCGTTTGAAAGATATAGCATCTATTCAACAATCTGCCATATTGATCTGGATAATCAGTAGGATGGATAAACCAAGGATTAGAAAGATTGCCTTCGGCAAACTTAAAAAAAGCATTTAATTTAGATAAAAATGTTTGTGGGTTATGAAGATAATCATCTTCAGCGAAATAAATTAAATCTTCATCTGCAAAATTCATAGCCAATCTTGAGCAATGCAAAAGACTACCTCCGTCTCCAAGTTTTTCTTTAGAGTTAAAAGAATAAACTGGATTTAAAAGATTGCTCAAGAATGACCATGTATCATCTGATACCCTATCACCAACCAGATAAAATTCATGATTAGAGCCTTCGACAGATTCTTTTAAAGATCTAGCGGCAATTTTTATAATTTCTTTTTTGGGCAGATTGAATGGTCTTGGATTAAAAGACCCGTCAACACTTCCATGAAGACTATTTACAACGTCGCAAGCTCTAAAAATGATCTTCATTAATTACGGCGTAGGATTTGTTACTGTTCCTGTTGTAGTTATAGTAGCTGCAACATTATTAAGATTAGTTGCTAAACTAAGTTTTCCAAGATCAACATTGCCAAGTGTATTAATGGTAAGGCCATTAGAAATTGTTCCAGTGTAAAAAATGACATCTTTTGCCGCAGCCAATGAGAATTTAGTAGCGAGAATTGAGGCCGTGGTTGGAGTTTGAAATGCAAACTCTGCTGTTTTAAGACTAACATCTGTGCCGCGAATAACATTCATGTTAATTGCGCCATTTTCAAAAACTGTAACATTTCCTGACGCAGATGCGCTGAGTGGGCCAAAACTATGATTGGCTTTTGTTACAGCTACATCTCCAGATGTTGCGGTGAATGATGTCGGTCCGTATACAAATACTCCATCTGTAGAGTCAACAACGCGAGTTCCAGCAAAAGATGTATTTCCGGTTACATCAAGATGTACCTTATTAAGAGTCAAGGTAGCTCCAGCAGTAAATGAAAAATTACCAGCACTATTGCCCTTCACGTCAACAAGATTTAAAAATGTAGGAGCAGAAACTGTCATAGATCCATTTGTCGCAGCGCCACTAAAATTAGCATTTGGATTGTTTTCAAAAGCGACGGTTACATTTTTACCACTAGCTGTAACATTTGTTGCGGCTACTGCACCCAAAGAAATATCTCCACTTGTTGTAGTGGCTGTTAAGCTTTTGGCGTTTACGCGAGAGCCTACGGCATTCACAATGTTTCCAGAGACCGAATCGATAACAATGCTGCCATTAGCTCCAACATTTGCAGTAGGTACGCCAACTGTCGTTGAGCCAGTTGGGTTAGTAACTGAAAGATTACCAGAAACCCAAGTAGTTGAACCGGCTGATCCTAAAGTAACTGAACCATCCGCAATAACATTTAAATTACCTCCTGTAAGTGCGCCACCAATAGTGATATCTTTGGTGAGGATGGTCACATTAGGGCTTGCGATAATTGCATTTGATTGAATGGTCGTCGTACCACTTGCTGTACGAGTTCCACTTTGAGATGGAATAGTTCCATCAGCAAGATATTTAAATTGGGCAGCAAATGGATTATCGACAGTCGAAAGTGTAAGTTGAGCAGTATCAATTCTTGCGCCAGAGCCAACAACAATACCATTAGGATTTAAAATAAAAACCTTAGCATTAGATTCAATTGTGCCATTGATAGCAGTTTGATTGGTGCCGAGAACCACATTAAGAATTGAGGCATTAGAGTTTGGAAGAGCAAAGGACAATGTATCTCCAGCATTAATTCCATCAGCACCAGAACCAAAATTATTCCAGTTTAACACTGAACGGTCTGGAGCAGTAAAGTTTAATGTGTTGCCCTGCTGAGTAATAGATACTCCAGGAGTTGTTTGCAAATTTGTTGAAGCTACGCTTGGAACTGCGCCAGACTGACTGGAAAAAGCAGCTAATACAGCGAGAAGCGCAAAAACCTTAAACAGTTTACTTGAATTAATATTATTAATCTTATTCATACGTTCAAGATTTTACACCCTTAATCTATTTTGTCAACTAACTTTTGTAAGTCACTGTCTACCATCTTTTTAACTAGTCTATAAAACGAAGTTTGCGGTCTCCAATTTAAATCTTTTCTAGCGGAATCCGAAGCTCCTAAAAGTACATCAACTTCTGCTGGTCTAAAAAACGCAGGATTAACAACCACCAATGGATATTTATATTCCTTGTGGATAAATACTTCATTAATTGTTCCTGGATCTCCAAGCCAAACACCCTCTATTTCTGCCGCTGCAAAAGCTAATTCAACAAATTCTTTTACGGTATGAGTTTCATTTGACGATAATACATATTCTCTAGGAACATCCTGATTAAGCATTAACCAAACACCAACAACAAAATCTTCTGCATCGCTCCAATCTCTTTTTGATAAAAGATTACCAAGCTCAAGCGGTTTTGGCTTTAGTATTTGACCTGCTCCAAGCCCGAGAGTAATTTCATTTTTAATTCTTGCGACGTTAGAGGTAATTTTGCGAGTAACAAATTCTAGCCCTCTGCGGGTTCCTTCATGATTAAATAGCCAGCCCTGTATAGCATAAAGGCCATAAGACTCTCTCCATACTTTAACAATATGTCTAGCCGCAGCTTTTGAAGCTCCGTATGGGCTTCTTGGGCGCAATGGATGACGTTCATCTTGAGGTATGTACAAAACATCTCCAAATTCTTCAGAAGAACCTGCGTTATAATAACGACAAGATGGCGAGAACTTTCTAATAGCCTCAAGCTGAAACATAACTGCCAAACAATTTGTCGTCATATGATTCAATGGCATTTCCCAGCTTGATCCTACAAAAGAATTAGCGGCAAAGTTAATAAAATAATCAGGTTTATATTTTTGAATTAAAGTCGTGATGCTTTGTGGGTCACAAATATCTGCGTCTGCCAAAATAAATCTTTTATCATTTATATGTTTAAGATTTTCATGGTTAGGGACACTCAGCCTTCTCACTACTCCGATAATTTTGTGATCGGTATTGGCTAATAGATAATCGACCATATGACTGCCATCCTGACCTGTTACTCCAGTTACAATTACAGTTTTCACGTTTTTGTTTCTAAAATTTTAGTTTTGGGAAAAAATTTATTTTGTAATAATATTTTACAATGATATCTTTTCATGTTTAAATTATCAACTTCTTTAGCAGAGATTGATCCATATCTTGCTTTTTCTACAGCATCAAAAGTTTCTTCATTAGCTCCTAATAAAGATTTATATTCATTGGAATTTAAAATAGTAAAATGTAAAGACGAGCCAACTTGCGCCTCTATCTGTTCAAAGCAAGATTTAAAGGCTTCTTCTGAATTATTTAATGCTTTATTCTTTTTAACATTTAGAATCGCCAAAAAGTCATAGGCATATCCTTCATCTACATTTATATTTATCATTGCCAAATAAAATAATCTGAATTTAAATGTTTATAATTCCATTCGCGACTAAAAAATCCATTACCATCTTTTGGTTGATAAACAACAGTCTTGCATCCTAATGCAGTAGCCAAATGTTCGTCCCCAGTATTTGCGCCAATATAAAAACCAACTCTTCTTAGAAGACAAATATATTTTTTTAAGTCTAAATCTATTAGGTCTATTCCGCCTATATTTTTATAATTAGAAGAAGATTGACAGGTTATTACTGTTCTATTTGTTTTTTTAAAACTATCAATTAATTCAGCAACAACCTCGTCGGGAATATCTCTAACTTTAGACCATTGTTTTGAGCATGTAGGAACAAATATTAATGGATTAGGCTTATCTTTTAAAAATTCAAAAGCCCATTTTTCTGAATCCATATCGGTATAAAGAACTAATGGGCGATTGTCTAAGCCATCAACTATTTCTCCAAAGAAGTTTCTTAATTTTCTTGTGGCATAATGATCGTCTCCGATTTGTTTTAGCTCAAAGATATCTTCTTTTTTGCATATCTCAACATTAGCTAAACCAAAAAATAACGGTTTAAACCGAGCTTGTTTTTCATCAAGCTGTATTATAAATTTATTTGGAAAATATTTGCATACAGAAGTTAAAAGTAGAGTATCGCCAAGACCAGCCGATCTGGTTCCAAATTTCATTTTATAGAAACTATTGATTTAGATTAACTATCTCAACATTGCATAAATCAAATAAATCGCCGCCAGCATAAGAAGCGGCGCTTTGCAAATCTTGTTCGATTTCTTTTAGTTTCTCTGCGTAAGTCATGCCGTTGCCACGAAGCGCGACCTCGAAACCTTCTACATTCTTATTGTGACCTTTCTGCTTTGCCGAAGCAGAACCATAATAATACTTTTGACCATAATCATCTCTATCTGCTGGTGAATCGTCACAGGCTGCAAAAAGAGATCCAGCCATAATCATAACTTGCGGCAAACTTCTTTTTACGTCAAGAATAACTCCATCTTTATTTGTGGGCATTTTAGAGGCAGCTTGATATGCAAGAGCGATTGCTTTTGGAATATCTCCATTTGTTTTTACGCCGCCATCAATAATGATAGGAAATCTATCTTTATTCCAGTCTTTATAAATATGCCAAGCTGTTAATGGCATTGGAAGTCCAAACCCTGTTTTGCCGTAAGTTGAACAAGCGCCGCCCTGAGCGATTCCAATCTTAACGCAATGCGCACCCCATTCCATAAGATCATAAGCGCCTTCTGTTGAGCAGACATTGCCAGCAATAATCTTAACTTGAGGAAGATATTCTTGAATGATCCAAATCATATTCTTCATCAATTGACTGTCTCCATGAGCAATATCTACAGTGATATAATCAACCTTTAGTTTCTCTTTAGCAATTTCTTTAATAAAGTCCTTATCACTTTGCTGAACGCCAACGCTGATACTAATAATCGGCCAAAGCTGTTCGTTCATTCTTCTGAGTAATTTAATATTGCCATCAGGTTCTTTGAAGAACCTATGCATAATATAAAAGTAATTCTCAAAAGAAAGATACTTAGCAATATGCTCATTAATGACAGAGGACATATTTGATGGAACTACTGGCAGTTTAAACTGCTTATTTAAAAAGTGGCAAGAAACATCAATTTCTGATCTGCTTCTACCGCCAAAAAAACGTGGAATTAAAGTGATATCGGAATAACTACGCATACAGAAATCATATTAAAACCTTTAAAACATTCAATGTTTTTTTACCCAAACTTGTTTATTTATAGATAAAATATCTAATTCTTTAAAATGTTTATTTAAAAACATATCTATGCCTAATTTGGGCCTTTGAAATTCATGCAAATGCATAGCCCAATCATAATCATCAAATGCCATTATCCCTCCGCTTTTTAATAAATTCCATGATAATTCACCATCAATTAAAACACTTGCGGCTTTATGATCTGCATCAATATACACAAAATCGTAAAAATTGTTTGACTGAGCGTCTGTATTAGAACGTAAAAAAGAAATGGTATCTTGTCTTTTTATATTTACTAAAGAAGAATATTTTTGAATTTTATTTTTATATATATGAAAAACTTCATCAAAATTCATTCCATAATGAGCCTCTTCATCTGATCCAAGCCATGTATCAACATCTGTGAGTAAACATTTTTGATTGCAAAAAATATTTTCAATAATCCAAACGCTGGCATCTCCTGTATAAACGCCAAGTTGTAAAAAATTTAAATTTGGTTCATTTTTGAAATGAGCCAAAAATTTACTGAAATTATATTCAGCTGTTACTTTAAACCAATTAGGGTATTTTTCTTCCATGTAATAATATTATCACATGGAAGAAAAATTCTACTTATTCCGAGTTTTCAGCGGAAAGATAAGTATGCACCGTAGAGATGTAATCTTCGGCAATCGTTAATTTCGCAGCAACCCAAGCTTCAGTAGCTTCCATTGAAGCTTCACCACCGCCTTCAATAATAGCTTGAATTTCTTGAAGCTTTTTCATCATTGAAGAAACATTAATCATAGCCATTTCTACGGCCTCTTCGTGATAATCGACCATCTCTTCATTTGGATCTTCAACCTCTGGAGCTTCAGTAAGATTTGGATTTTGGTTTAAAAGATTTTGTTGTTCGTAAACATCATCTTCCATTTGCATCATTTCCTGAGCCAAAGAGCCTTTTGTTACTTGGGTAACTGATTTGCCACCCTCCCACATTCTGCACGACCAATAGCGAGCTTTCCATTTAGGACCAGGATTGGTGTCGCATTGATGGCGAGCACGGAAATTTTTACGACGATCTGGATCATCACGTTTGATCTCCATATTTGGATCGCCAAACTTTACCATCACAACATTACCCTTTGGGTTCTTAACGTAAACGCCGAATTTCTTTTTAGAACCAGAAGGAAGACGGAATGGCTTGTTAAGCGTTTTCTTTTCGGCCTCAGTATATGTGGCCTCGATTGCCGCTTGAGCTTTTTTCCAAGCTTCTTTGCTTGGTCTATCTTTAGAGCCAGGTTTAGCTGGACGATAGTTCTTGCCCATTCTTTCTTTCTTTTTTCTTATATTTTCCCAAAGACCAGTTTTGCCAGCTTCGGAGATTTGTTTGGAAAAGTCTAGTTCCATATTAACGAATTTTTTGTGAAATTTTATATTGTCTCATTTCTGATTCATCAGCTAAACCTTGAAGGAAATTTTGCGTTCCATCTGTACAATCGGGAACAATTGTTTTAATTAAAGCGCAAAATCCTTTTTCAAGGGTAAGGATTATAGCGAACATTTCTGAAGAAGATTTAGCGTTTGGATTAATTTGAGCGGCGGCTGCACAAGCCTTAGATGTTATTCCTGTGACATCTGCGGCTCCAGTAAAAGCAATAATACGCTCAATACATCCATCATAAGCTCCTTCATATTTGCCATATAACTCACCAAGAAATTCGTGGTCTTCAAGAAATGTTGGTCCTTTTACAAGATTATGAAAATTATGAGCAATAAACTGTGCGGCTCTATAAGATGCTGCAATCTCTGCTAAACCAGGTAGCATAGCTGCATTAGATTGCGTTTTGATTTTTTTAGAAAAATCTAATTCCATAATATATATATTTACACTAAAATATTACCGCCTTTATGCCGTTTTTGTTAGGATAAGAGCTAAGACTTATATAAACTCCATTTTGAGGTTCTATAACAAACCACCCAGCATCGGTCCATATAATATTTAATGAATGCCAAGCATTAGTTTTAGCAGGTATTCCAGCAAAAGCCTCAACAGTTTCAACTATCAATGTTCCACAAGCAATTTGAGATTTTTGAGAAAGTTCATACCGCCTGCTAGACAAAACAAATAATACCATAAAAAGATCTGAATAATTGTCGCAATCAAAGTAGTTTTCGTGGAATTTTAATTTATTTTTATCTAAAAATTCAATCCACCATTTGCTATATCGATCAAGATATTCGAGTGTTACAAGTGAATATTTTTCATCTCTAAATAAAATTGTTGCTGTTTTAGGTAACCCAAATAAAAAAAGAAGATCTTCTAGTTTTTCAGCTTCAAAAGAATCGCTTATGAAAGCATGTTTCGGCTGTGGGTCAGACTTTAAACTACCCATATTTAATTCAATATTTGGATTAGAATCCCTTATAATTATAGGTTTCGCCTCGTCTGATGCGCAATACTTTTTGAACAAATTACTTACGATATAATTCTTCCAATGAAATTGATAAAAAAGCGCGCTGCTTATAAAAAATGTTACTATAAAAATAATTATAGGTTTCTTATGCAAACTAGCCATAATTTTAAATTTACACTGTTTTCCCCCTTCCCCTTATCCCTTTCTTTCCCCCCTTCTTCCCCCCCCCTCAGACTCCCCCCCCTATTATCCCCCCAAACTATCCCTTGATCCCCATCCCCCTTTCTTAATAAAAATACTTCGTATTTTTATTGCGCTTTGCGCGATTTGTTGAAAACGGATTGACAACTTTTAGAATCTGTGCGAAATTCAAGTCATGGAACAAACATCGTTCAAAGTTTTAAAAAATGGATTCGAAAACAATTTGATTGCCCCAGCCAAAGGAGATGCTGGCTGGGATCTGGTTGCTTCTTGCGATCCAGAAATTGTTTATTCTGACGACAAAAAGAAAAATATTTTGTATATCGAATATGATACTGGTGTCGTGCTTCAACCAACAAATGGATTTTATACCTTACTGTTTCCGCGTTCTAGCATTAGCAAGTACGAGTTAGCTTTGGCGAATTCAGTTGGAGTTATTGATGCTGGTTACAGAAATACGATAAAGCTTAGATTTAGATTTCTTGGAAAGAAGTTTTCTAAAAACTCTCTGATTTATCAAAAGGGAGATAAGATTGGGCAGCTTATATTCATGCCAATGTTCGCATTCTCTGCGCATCAAACAGAATCGCTTGACGAATCTGATCGCGGCTTGGCTGGCTTTGGCGAAAGGACTGGCTCATGAGATTAATGCCAGAACAAATGAATGACCTTGAGCTTATCGAAGAGGTAAGATCAAATGGCGACAGCATTTGTTTTAAGGAGATTGTAAATCGCCACTCTGGTATTTATCTTCAGATGATACATAGCTATGCTCCAAGAGAAACTGCGGTTGATAATTTTTACGATTTATTAAATAGTAAAGAATCTCATATATACGATGCGATTCAGTCTTATGACGAAAAACGAAATATAAAATTTTCAACGTATCTTGGTAATTGCACAAGATGGCTTTGTTTAAATTCTTCAAATAAAAGACGCCACCAACAAATGGATGAGAATTTTGATTGTGCTTTTGAGACCAGCGAAAATGAAGAGCAAACAGAGAATCAAGTTTTAAATGAAATTTTTTCTTACATTGAATCATTTGACGACAAACGTATCGAAAAAATATTTAAAATGAGATATTTAAATGGCAGAAAAAAACTAACACCTTGGAGAAAAATCGCAAAAGAGCTTGACTTATCCATTCAAGGCTGTATAAATATCCACAATTCAGCCTTCAAAAAGCTGAAGAAAACCTATCAAAAAAAATATGATTAACGTAGTAGCAATCGCAGGAAACGCCGTAGCCGACCCAATTGTTCGCGCCACTAACTCTGGCAAGAAGGTCGCTTCTGTTCGTATGGCAGTAAACAATCCACTCAACGATAAAGAAGTTCTTTTTATTGATGTTGATGTTTGGGAAAAGCAAGCAGAGTTCGCGGAAAAGCATGTAAAGAAGGGAAGTCTTCTTTCTGTTGTTGGCCGACTTAAGCAAGATCTTTGGGAAAAAGACGGACAAAAGCAAAGCAAGATTTCTATTGTCGCAGAAAAGATTAACTTTGTTAATAGCGGCAAAAAGAAAGACGCTGAATCTGCGGATGAGGAAGTGGATGGTCCACGCCCAGCGGCCAAAACAGCAGCGAAGTCTTATTCAAAACCCGCTGCAAAAGCTTCTTCTCAACAAGACGACGACGATATTCCAATCTGATGAAGATTATCTTCGAAGCCCCATTAAACCAAATTTCGTTTGGAAATGTAGCCTATAATATTCTTCGTGAGCTTTATAGGCTAAATCAACGAGATCAAAGTTTTGAGATTGCTTATTATCCAATAAGCAATCCAGATCTTAGCGCCTTTGATAAGGAAGATTCTGAGTTCCATAAGTGGATTAAATCGCTTATTGAAGCAAAGTATTCTAAATTATCGAAAGATGCCATATCGTTAAAACTTTGGCACATTAATGGGGCCGAGAAGAGGATTTCTTCAAAGCAGGTTTTATTTTCTTTCTATGAGCTTGACCAACCAACTGATATTGAAAAGTCGTTGGTCAATCTTCAAGATGCGACTATTTTTTCCAGTTCTTATGCGGCAGAAACGTTTAAGACAAACGGAGCTAAAAATACTTTTTCTGTGCCGCTGGGGTTTGACGAATGTTTTAAACCTACTGACAAAAAATATCTAGAAGGTAAAATTCACTTTTTGTTAATGGGTAAATTTGAAAAAAGAAAGCATACAGACAAAATAATTAAACTTTGGGCCAAAAAATTTGGCAACAACCCTAAATATCAGCTTTCTTGTTCTATACTTAATCCTTTTTTGGATAAAGAATTGATGAAAAAGCTTTTGATTGGGTATAAGTCTCTTGCTTCGAATATTAATATTTTACCTTATGTTGCTACAAACTCTGAAGTAAATGACGTTTTAAATTCTGCTGATATTGATTTAAGTGGCCTTTCTGGCGCTGAAGGTTGGGGTCTACCAGCTTTTAATGCAACCTGTCTAGGCAAATGGAGTATTGTTTTAAATGCGACTAGTCATACCGATTGGGCTAATTCTGATAATGCATTACTAGTTAAGCCTTCAAACAAAATAGAAGCTTATGATGGAATCTTCTTTAAGAAGGGATCTGATTTTAATCAAGGGTCAATATACGATTTTGACGAAGAAGAAGCTATTTATAAAATGGAAGTAGCGATTGCTATGGTTGAAGCTGGCAGAAAGAATGAGAATGGTATCGAATTGGGCAAAAAGTTCACTTATGCCAATACTGTGAGCCAAATTGTTCCAGTTTTAGAGAAAGTTGCTGGCGGCTCCCTCTGAAGCTGTATGGCATAGCGTTTGCTATTTAATAAGCCTAACCCTATAAACCATGTACACAACATTAACTTATACAACTAATTCGTCTCGTAACTTCCGTCTTAGGAACTATTCTTCGCCAACCATTACAGATGAAGGCGCAGAAGTAACAGTGGCCCTTGCTGGCTTTGCCAAAAACAACGTAAATATCACTTATACAGAGTCTAACTCTTCATTTAAAATTGAAGCTAAGAAAGGCAATGATAAATACGAAGAGACTTATGATGTTTGCGATTCATTTGATTTGACAAAAGCCACTGCGGCAATGCAAGACGGCGAGCTTAAAATTAAAATTCCATATAAGCAATCAACTAGACCAAGGACAATTAAAATTGAATAAATTCAAAGCCGCTTGAAAAAGCGGCTTTTTTGTTAATATAAAATATGCCACTTTATACCTACGAAAACCCAAAGACCGGAGAAACAATCGATGTGCTTCAAGGAATGAACGAGAAGCATACATATGCTGACGAAAATGGGCTTGAATGGAAAAGGGTATTCCAAGTACCCAATGCCGCCGTAGACTCACAAATAGACGCCAATAATCCAGTGGCATTTATTGACGCGACAAAGAATAAGAAAGGTACTTATGGAGACTTATTGGATAAGAGTAACGAACTTAGTGAAAAACGCGCAAAAGAACATGGTGGTCAAGATCCAATTAAAGAAAAATTCTTAAACGACTATTCTAAGAAAACAAAAGGAAAAAAGCATCCTTCTTTAATTATGAAAAAGAGTTATGAATCAAACAAAGTTAAAGTAGAATATGACTGATTAAAATTCAGTATCAAAAAAGAAAAGTTGAAATAATCTACCATTTTCATTCGTATCTCCAAAATAATCTAATGATGCATGAAATAAATCTCCTCTATACATGACAAGCCTATTATATTTATTTCCAATTGTATCTACTAAATCCCATTTTGTATAATCAAAACCTTCTATATTTTTACCTTTTGGTAATTCAGAAGATGAAAATGCTCCTGTTGCCTTGTGTCTAAATAAACCTGTCCCTCCAGTATGTGGAGCATTAGGCGTTAAATAGCAGACTCCAGCCCACGTTGTCGTGTAATCTGCATGTATCCAAGTTCTATCTTTAGCAGTTGCTATTTGAAAACTTCCGCTATACATTTTTGAAAAGCCAATAAATTTTCCAGTGAATGGTTTTACAAATTCTTGTATACATGATTTTACGTCTTCAGATAAAAAATCTTTTGTCCTAAATCCAGGAAAGTTTCCTTTAACATCAAATTTCTGAGACAAGGCAAATTTTCTAACAGAATCTGGATTTGAATAAAAATTATCAACAACAATAATACTTGTTTTCATATTAATTAATTTGTATATTTAAATTATAACTTACTTTTAATTTTTCTAAACTACTTTTTACTCGACTTACATTAGATGAGTTCCAATTTTTAGAAAAATTTTTAAGATTACTGGGTAAATTATCAATAACATTCTGATGATATTCTGGTTCATTTGCTATACCATATAATTCAAAGTTTTTTATATTATAAAATTTTGCTAAAAAAGCAATTGCTGTATCGCCGCTAGACACAACATCATGATCAATATATGGAAAATTATCAGTTTTCTGCGGACAAGACCATATGTTATATATAATTAAATTATTTTTACATTTAGGCAAAATCACATCATATTTAATATTTAAATGCGGTCCTAATTTATAATGAGGATACTCTGGAATTGCTAAATTTTTTATATTTAAAAATTTTTCTTCTGAAATTCCATCTAAACCTTCAATGTCATTTGCAAAAACAAAATCTGGATAATCTAAAAATAAAGCTGCCTGATTAATGCCAACCAAAATATCATTTTGATAATCTTGTTTTTTTATAAATTTGGCGGTTTTGCCTTTGCCGACGACTATTGCCTTTTGCATTTAAATATTTATTAATTTTAAATATTTCTCAATTAAAATTTTATGAAAACCAAAATCTTTCATTCTTTTTATAAATGTTTTTCTATCTTTCTCAAAAAAAGAATGAGAAATTTTTGAAACATCATCATATTCTACCTCTAGTCCGCGATGGGGATTGGAATGTAAAATTACACAATTTTCAGATTCTGCAAATTTATTTATCGCTTTACATCTCTCAGCTAATTCGTTATCACAAAAATAATGATCGTATGCTAAATTAAAAAAATTATTATTAAAATGAGGTAAAAGTTTTTTAGAAATTAAAAAATGAGAGCTATTTTCATCAATAAATTGTTTGTAACCATCTTTAGCTTTGAATATAGTTTTTAAAGCCACCATGCCATCAAAATTTTTAAAATTCTTACTCATATCTCTGATCGCGTGAATTAAGAAATTTTTTTGCGGCAAACAATCATTACCCAAAAACATTACTAATTCACCAGTAGATTTTTCTACCCCAGAATTAAATGTTTTACAAACTCCCCGCCTATTTTCAAACGAATCTCTTTCTATAATTATTTCATAATTATCGTAATTAGCATTTATTTTAATTGCTTCTAATAATTTATTTAAAGAATCTTCTCTACCTAAAGTTGGAATTACGATAGATACTTTAGGACAGTAATTATAATATTTCCAGTCTCGAAGATATTTTTCATTTTGCATATCTAAATCTATAGCAATATTATTATGATATTTGGCTTCTTTTACTTTACCCCCAACCCAACCATAAGAATGATATAGATAATAATGCGGCTCATGGCTATAGTTAGCCATAGACTCAGTATAAGAAGCTAAATAAGGGATTTCTAATGCGGCTTTTGCATAAGCTATAGCTCTTATGAAATCTTTATTTTTCATCATAAAAGCAGCCAGTCTAAGAAAAGCTATTCTTCTTTGTGGCCCAGTAATTATTGCTCTATGATATTGCTGAAGCCCTTCTTCTATTTTATTTAAATTTATCAAACAGTCACCAAGAAAAACCATAGACTGTCCTCTTTCTGTCTGCCATTTATTCATGGCTATATGTCTTTCAAATTCTTTTGAGGCAGACTTCCACATTTTATTGTAGAACATTTCTCTCGCAAAATAATGAGAATTTCTATCTTTATCTGGATTTAGATAACAATCTAAAGCCAAACCAGATAAATATCTAGATCTATTTTCAGAAGGAATTTGCCAATGCTCTAACTTAATAATATTCTCATTAAAGAAATGCCTCTTTACATTGCCTTGTAAAACCTCATGAATTATGCCAACCCATTTTAAAAATTTTCTATTATAAAATTTTGAATGAATAAATTTTATTGCTTCATTACCATTGCGATCATGACTATAAACAAAATTATAATCAAATTGCTTTTCTCCAGCTTCTATTTTTTTATTAATTTCATCTATATTTAATTTTGTATATTGTTCATCGCAATCTGGCATCGCTATAAAATCATTAGACGCTAATTCTGCGGCGAAATTTCTTGCGCTTGAATAATCAAAAACTTTTGAATTTGGTTTAACGACTTCCGGTTCACCATCAACAATGAACTTTTTATTGATTTTTTTAGCTAAATCTTCATCAATAATTTTAATAAATTTCTCTCCAACTTCTGTTACTTTACAGCCAAGTTCTTTAGCTATATTAACAGTATTATCATTTGATCCAGTGTCTACTAAAATTACCTCCCCACCTCTTTGTTTAAATTCAGAAAGTGAATTTATTAGTTTTGGAAGAGTTTTTTCTTCGTTCCTGGCTATTAAAACAATACTAAATTTAGGAGTCATTTTATCTAAATCTTGGGCCATGATACCATATCACTAAACTTTTTCTGATTCCCTTTGTTACTTTTGTTACACAATGCCTACAGTAAGATGGGAATATTACCATAGAACCCTTTTTAGAATACTCATTTGGATCAAATTTTGGAACTACATTGTCTAAATAAAATACCCCACCTTCATATTCTGAAGGATCGTTCAAAAGAACGCATAAAGTTAATTTTCTATCTGAAATTGGATTATTATCATATAGACAATCTATATGCCAATTAAAATGATCATTGCTTTCTCCTCTATATTCTGTATATTGAAATGCAGCTGGCCCAAGAGAAATATCAAACCCAAAATGTTTTAAATTTGCACTATTTACATATGAGTTTAATATAAGATTAATCTCTGGATGCTTGTGTTCATTTATCCATCTGACTGTGCTGCTTCTAAAATTTTTATTTACCGATCTCTCTTTATATAGCGTAGCCTCTTGCTCTGGATATTGGTAAGCGACTTCACATACAAGATCACAGAATTTTTCTGTTAAAGTTTCTGGAAATAAAACATAGTTTGTTATCACAAACAATGATATTTTCTCAAAAGATATTTTTCAATTTTTTTTATAAATCTGTTTTTAATTTTTTTACTTCTTGAGAAAGTTCTTTTACGGCTGATAACAAAAGAGGAATAAATTTATAATAATCAACCCTTAAGTATTCTTCTTTACCTCCGCTAACAGAAGTAGATGGAGATGGATTTTTTACGGCAAAATTCCATAGTCCGCTTACTTCTTGAGCAATAACGCCAACATCCCTTTTACCTACTCGATTTGGATCATTTATAAGTTCATTCCAATCAAATGTATAGGTGTTTATTTTTTCAATAATATCTGTGCTATTTGTTATAATTTGGAGATTATCTTTTAATCTTGCATCTGACTCAGGGCCAGGAGGACCAGGTTCACCGGGAGGACCAGGTGGACCAGGTGGACCTTCTGGACCGGGTCCACCATCTGGACCAGGTCCACCAGCAGGACCAGGTCCACCATCTGGACCAGGTCCACCATCTGGACCAGGTCCACCCGCAGGACCAGGCGCACCATCTGGACCAGGTCCACCATCTGGACCAGGTCCACCAGGTGATCCTTGCGGACCAGGCGCACCATCTGGACCAGGTCCACCAGCTGGACCTTGTGGACCAGGATCACCTTGTGGACCTTGTGGACCAGCTGGACCTTGTGGACCAGGATCGCCTTGTGGACCTTGTGCTCCAGCTGGACCTTGTGGACCAGGATCACCTTGTGGACCTTGTGCTCCAGCTGGACCTTGTG